CCTATCTAAGAATATTGAAGTGAATTGGACTTCTAGTTACTTACCTTACGTAGAAGTAAAGAAAGAAGATGTTGTTAGTGAGTTCATGAATAAGAATGAGTTAGTTAATGATACACATCACTTTATACCTATGGTTAGATATAGAGAGGATGGGACTAGAGGTCACTTACAATTCGCTGAATTATTAATGTGGGTTACTCAGTATGGTAATGCTACACTTAGTAATATTTATGCAGATCCAAAAACAATTATAGATAAGAAGGCAACATATATAACAAATTAAGAAGGTATGGAATCAACGGAGATAAAAGTTGCAAGAATGGAGGAAAAATTAGATGGGGTGTCAGATAGCATACGTGAAATAAAGGAGGCCCTCAAGGAACACGTTAAGGATGAGGCTGATCGGTTTACGGAAATGCAAAACTCCCTAGATAGTCGTGATAGGAAATACGCCACTAAAGATATGTTAAAGTGGACTGGCGCTGTTATAATGAGTGTATTAACAATAGTGTTTACCGTTATTCAATTAGTAGCCTAATGCGTTACTCAAAATTAATAAGAAGATTTATAGTCGTTAGTATGGTGCTAACGGCTATAACTCTTGCTCTAGGGAGTGCCGCATATCCAATATGGCTAGAGGCCCTTAAACAGTTCTCTTTACCATTAGGATTAGTTCTAACAGCATTCATGGGTGTTGAGGGAATAAAAAACTACAAAAAGAAACAACAAGATGAAACACTTTAAGATGTATGAGTTAGTAGACGAGAAGGTCTATAATTTACACGGAGAGGCATCAGAAAGATTTTTTGATACCAGACTATTGGAGACAATAGATAAGATACGAGAAGAGCTTAAAAAGCCCATTACAATAAATACATGGAAGCATGGTGGCGGATTCTCTCAAAGAGGGTTAAGGCATAACATGAGTCAAATAGTTAAATCTAAAAATAGAATATACTTATCAGGACACGTTCTTGGTAAAGCAGTAGACTTTGATGTTGAGGGGATGACTGCGAAAGAAGTTAGAGAATGGATTATATTAAATGATAATATATTACCATACGGAATAAGATTAGAAAAGAACGTCAATTGGGTTCATTTAGATGTAGCTACAATCAAGGACGGAGTAACAACTTTTTAAATAAAATAAAATGGCATTAGATAGAGAATATAAAGAATTTTTCCTAAGAGACTCTCAGGAAGCTGGCGGACCTTATCCTGATCAAGAAGTTGGCTTTCCAATAGAGTATCAGGTTAATATACCTGGCGGAGGAACCGTTACCGTTAAGAATAGATATTTAACAGAGCATTATCCATCACAAGATGTATTCACTAAACTATTTGAAAGTTTAGCATTTCAGCTAAATGTAGAGGATACAGCTACGGAAGATTATCAAGGGTTAGTCAAGCGCGGAACTCAGGCTCAGTTTGATGATGGTGATACAGTTGATTCGGAAGGATACTTTTTAGTATACCCTCAATCGATGTATGATACATTAATAAATAATTCAGGTGTCATAAGTGATATAACATTTGACGAGACTGATAGAATTATAACAGTTGATTTTCCGTCTCCTACTGCAGATTTATTCATCGATACGCATACAACTTTTCATTATGGGTCTTTAGGAGGGGTTCCTCCAGCGTTACCACCGTCAGGAATTGGAAAAGATTTAGATTATTATATAGATACAAAATTATATAATTCCCTTTATTTAAGAACAGCTGGTGATGTATGGATTGATACTGGGGTTGATTTAAGGAGTCAATCAAAAATTGTTAATGTTGCAGGTGCGCTTCATTTGGAGAATTGGGTAAACGGATCGTGGCTAGCATCATCACCAGTGTGGCAATCTGGTATAAATTATGAATGGACTGCTACAGAAGGGGTTGATGATTGGTCATTTAAATGGTTTGAGGATTCATCATTACAAACAACCACGACAATACAAAAGAACACCAAAGTATATTCAAATGACCCAGGAGATGGGTCTATAAATTTATACAATGCTGTTACCGCATGGAATGATACAACCGCAAATTTAATTGCAACAATACCAGCGCCAGTAACATCCACTGGAGCCAATACTATATTCGGCACCGAGACGGATCCAAATACTATACCGGTAAGCGGAAATGAAAATGATGTTTACATAAATACTGACACTGGAGAGATATGGCAAATAGCATCATCGGTATGGTTTCAGAAAGTATGTTTTACGAAATGCAGTAATTATATTCCTACATATACGTTTAAAGCAACTAATACAAGCCAAGACGTAACATCATTATCTAAATATACATCATTTGATATAATAGCAGATGATTCATTAGGAACTGATGAATCGTATGATCCCGATAACGTTTGGCAGAGCAGTAATTATACAAAAGTTTCAGGAACAGGAACCGATGATCATAAAATATTTGTATCAGGTAATATTACGTTTACTGACATAATGACGTATCGTGACAACGCAGGCACATGTGAGCCTATTGGGTATAGTTTATCTATAATTGCAAATGGGCAAGATGGATTACAGGATGCTTCTTCAATAACGTACTTTATCGCAGCGGATGATTGTGCGGACAAGGCAGCAACAACAGGCGATGAATATGGAAATAAAACGGTCTCGTTCTCAGCAATACTTGACACCGGAGCATATGCAAATAGCGCAATAGATGATAATTTAACAATAGTTGGAGAACTAGCCATGATAGAAGGCGCTCCTCACCCGTGTTCATTTACGCATACCACATCAGACCCTTTTGGGCCAGCTTATACCGCAATAATTGATAATGTATTAATATCTAATACCTTAGGATAATGAATAAGAATTTTATAATATTAGGATTATCTGCGATATTGATATTTATGTTATCATTTAATACTTGCGATAAACAACATATAGATATTAAACAAAATGATACATCTATCGTAGTTGTTGACACATTGTGGTTTAATGATACCAATATCGTAAATAAGGATTCTTTAGTAATAAGATACAAAACTAAAGTTAAAGATTCTACTATATATAATATTATAGATTCTTTAAAATTAGATAGTGCGGCAATTGCTGAAGAATATTTTTGCAAGAACTTTTACGACGATACTCTAGAGATAGATTCTTTACTAACTGTCAGGATTCAGGAGAATACATTTATGAATAAAGTCGAAAACAGAAGCGTGTTAGTAACCAGAAGAACGCCAGTAATTAAAGAGGTGCTTGAAGTTAAGTATCCATTTAAATCAAAACTATTTATTGGTGGAGAGATAAGTGGCTCTGGTGAATTTTTAGATGTAGGCCCAGCAGCATGGTATACACCAAATAAATGTTGGCTTATTGGAGGATCTTACGGACTAAGGAATAAGACTATAAATATTCATGCAGGATATAGAATAAAGTAATAGAAGGCTCATCCTATATGGGTGGGCCTTTCTTATTTAATAAAGTAACATATAAAAATGAATTTAAAATATAATACATTATGAGCGTAACATGGAATGAGCCGTGGGATGGAAATTCCAATGGAGCTCTTATATATATACATCCAGAACCTTTAACTCAATTCTTTAATGATTACGACAAACCTCATGGGAAAGACTTTCGTAATCTTATCTATAGCTGTTTTAATGCAGCTTATTTAGCCACTAGTAGCTTCATTAATCTTACTGATACACCTGAGTTATTTGAATCTAATATGATGCTTGTTAGCAACGCTACAGGGGACGCACTAGAATGGACGGCTACTCCGGCATCTGGATTATGGGAAGAAGGAACTGGCGCAAAAAGTGCTAAACTAATCTCTCAGAATTGCATTACTAGTGAAGATTATTCAATTGCAGTTGGTAATACCAACGAAGCATCGGGAACACACTCTACTGTTATTGGTGGATTTGGTAACCAGACAAGTGGGTATGGTTCTGGGATTATTAGTGGTGATGCTAATAAAAATGAAGGATCAACTTCGTTCATTGGTGGTGGATTGGATAATAAAATATTAGGTGCCTATAATGAAAATTCGGGTATTATTGGCGGATTTGGTAATACAGTGAATGGACTTAGAAATATAATTATTGGTTCCAGAAATTCCGTTGTTAGTGGAGAATATAATGGTATTTATAATTCAGATAATGTTAGTATTTCAAATAGCACAAAATCAGTCATAATTGGTGGTAGTACGAATACAATTGATTCACCAAATGGTTCAACAGCTATAATTGCTAGTGATAATTCGTCTATTGATGCAGATAGAAATGCAGTAATAATAGGATGCACAGACGCAAATTTATCAGATAGTGATACCGTTATGGTTCCTAGATTAGAGACAAACCTCCCTGGCGAGGGTATTATAATGAGATCACCAAATGGAACAAAATTTAAATTAACAGTTGACAATGCTGGCAATTTAGTTTCAACATTAGTATAATAATATGACACAGAGAGAAGGAATATACGATATAATAAATAGGCTTACAGAATTTGATGACGATAGTGATTTTTCAGAGAAATACATTGCTGAATTAATGGATCAAAGTAGAGCTAAATTTATAGAACGGGACTATCTCAGAAAGAAGATAATTCCAATAGATGTAAGGCAATCAATAACATATCCATTAGAAACAGTAGACACTAGTATGGATGTTAATATATTAGAGACTGGTAAATATTTAGTTAGGACAGCCATTAAACTTCCTAAGTTATTAGTAATGAATAGATTACCAGGTATTTATTCTATTACATCAATTGATAGAAATATAGGGGAGTATGATTTAATGGATAAGCATAGAGCTAGATATGCAGCTGATGCGCCATTTTGTCCATTAGCTATATATTTAGATACTGATGATAGATTATATTTAGTTAGTTCAAGAAAATCAATAAGGAACTTACAGAATATATCATTAGATCATGTTCTTGAAAATCCATCAGAAGCTATTGGATATTCTTATGCTGATGCTAGGGATGGAGAAATTACTGAGCTGGAAGATTATCCAGTTAGCAAGAAGATGTGGGGATATATAAAGGATGATGTTGTTTCAAAACTACTAGGTTCTAAATTTACTCCAGCAGATATATCTCCTCAAGCGGCCGAAATGCCAGGTAATCCAATGTCAGATAGTTATTCTAAAGAATATTTATCATCAGTTAGACAAAACCTATAATGAAAGATACTTACGGCACTGTTGATTTTTACAAAACTATAAAATCGCAAGATAACATAAATATATCATCAAGAGAATATTCTTCTGTTATCGAATTGCTCCACAAGAAGATAATCGATGCTATTATATTTGATAGCTATGAATACAAGATAAAATCTATAGGCAAGATATTTTTAGCCAAGAAGAAGCAGGTTGCCGAAGTTGTTGATGATAAATTAAGATTGTCATTCTCAATAGACAGGGCGGCCTCTAAAACTTATGGTAAAAAGATACGTTACGAAAATGCTCATACGAACGGATATGTTTTTATGATAAAATTCAATAAGCACTTCTCTTCACAAGGTAAGAGACTTTACTTTAAACCTAATAGATACAAATTTAAAAGATATTTAGCTTCATTGCTAAAAGATCCAAATATTAACATAAATGCAATAGAAAATGTTTAATGGAAAATATGTTTCGGTTAACGAACTAATATATAGAATAAAGAGGAATACTCTTATGTCTGATGTGAATTATTCAGATATAGCCATGGATATAATGGATTTAGTGAAAATGATAGGAGCTCCTATAATATATGAGTCCAAAATTGAAACTATACCATTTGACGATTACAGAGCGAACATACCACCAGATATGTTATATTTAGAACATTTAAGTATAAAAGATGGTGATGAGATGGTTCCTATGCAATACTCAGTAAGTCATTCAGGCGGAAAATGGAATTGTATCTCCGAGAGAGGCATGGCTATACGGTCGGGACTAACATACACCGTTAAGAAAAATTATATATATACAGACATTGAGCGTGGTATTCTTAATATAGAATACAAGGCTGTTGTTATGGATGAAGACGGAATGCCTATGATACCAGATAATGTGCATTTGATAAAAGCTATTGAATCATACGTTAAGGTTCAACACTTCACTATCAAGACCGATATGGGAGACATGCATCCGTCTGTATTGCAGAGGGCGGAGCGAGAATATGCGTGGCATATTGCGGCTGCAGAAACAGCATTTAAAATGCCTTCTGAAGATGAGATGGAAGTTATAAGAAATGGTCTTGTTAGATTTATATCTAATTATAGAGCTAATTCACAAAGATTTAATTATGAACACCTTAATAGGGTTAATCCGTAATATATGAGAGTAACAGATAAGCTTACGTTTAAAGGAATAAATAAAGATTTAGCATTAGATAAAAGGGATAATTCCCTATATTGGCACGCGGAGAATCTTATGCTTTTAAACGAAGGTGATAATGGTAATCTATCAACACACCATAAACATAAGATGAGATTTGAATTTCACTCAATTCATAAAAGCGAATGGTTATCATCGCCTGACCAGACTAGAGGATGGTCTTTAAATTACTCATTATATGATATAGATGGCAACGAAAGTGTTATAACAACACCTGTGGTCTGGGGAGACAATGGTGGTGATAGTAGCCATTATCTCGGAGGAGACTATACTACAATGAAAATCATCGGACAAAAAAGTATTATGAATCCGGGATTTGATGATAGCACAGTTGTGTTTATAAACGGAACAAACTCATCTGGTTCAGTCACAATGATAATTGTTATAGATTTTAATGATGATATAACGATTAAATTTGTGAATAATTTAGGATTGTCTAATGATACAAAATTAGATATTATAACAAACGTAGAAGGTTCTGATAACAAGAATGTATACTGGGCAGATGGATCTAATCAATTAAGAAAATTAAATATAAGTGGAGACGAATCATTATTAACCCCACCGGAAGGGATAGATCAGAATCCGGCATCTAACATGCTTCCCCCTAGAATTATAGATGTTAATGAGACTGGTAACTTCGGTTCAGGATCCGTCGTATATGCTTATACGTATATGAATGATAACGGAATACAAACTAAGCTATCACCTATATCTCATTCAATAGATATACACAGGGGGTTTGGATTAGATAATAATGAGAATCATTGTGGTCATGATCTGCATTCAATCCCTATAGAATACAACAAGAGTGTAACTATACAAATACCTAATATCAATAGTAATTTTAGTAAATTATCACTATATAGGCTATATTGGTCTTCGAGCAATGGAGATCCTGATGTTAGAATAATTCAAAACGAAGTTTATATTAATGGAGGAACATTTGAATATACGGATGCCGGGCAAACTGATTTAGAAACTATAATAACACTTTCAGAATTAATAGATTTAGGATCATCAGCATATTCGCCATCACATATAGAAATAAAAAAGAATAGACTGTTTGCAGCAAACTTTAATACATTAGCGCTTAAGATACCTGAGTCATTTGACACAAGAGCATTCTCTTACAAAAAGAGTCAAATATCAACATCAGTGGTTGATTCTAATGGGTCTAATCCAGTGTTTTTTAATCCGTCAATAGATGGGTATCCTAATTTAGATTTTGATAGCGTAAATCCATCATTGTTTACGGCAGAATCTAGTGGTTCTGGTAGTGGAAATTTTTATAAACCTGTTAAATTTGATGGATCTGTAGGTGATACTTTAGAATATTCTTATATGAGAAATTCTATTAAATTTGGAGGTAGTGGCGAGCTTGTTAATTTTGAATTAAAATATAATCATTACGCAAATGCTCTAGTTGATAAAAGAACGTTTAAAGAAGGTAATACTTATAGATTTGCTATAAGATTCTTTACTAACGCAGGTAATGCAACTAATCCATCATGGATATCAGACTATACAATACCTTATTTATATAATGGTGATTATCAAAATGACAATGCAGAGAGAACCATAACTATAGATTTCTCATTAACTGCGGCAGGGTTGATTGCAGCGGAAAATAAAGGGTATTTCTCTTATGAGATATTAATGGTAAATGCTGAGCAAAATAACAGAAGAGTTGTTTCTCAGGGATTTATTCAGCCCCCTGTAAGTAGAGTAAGGAGTCCCTATGACGGAGGTTATGATAAATATGAATTTGAATATAAATTAAGACCATTCAATATAGGTAGAGCTATTAAGCCATATGATTACGTTGATGATGGAACTAACAGTGATTACGAAACGTCACAAGCGCTAGATATAACAGGAGTGTCCGGGCCGGCATCAACCACGGATAATAGTAATACAATATTTAACTATCCTGTAAATGAGGTATCTCAATTCTATTCTCCGTATACTGAATTTTTAGAATCGAATGGATATATACTAAATGCATCAAATAAGATTAAGCCGTATGGATTAGCTTACTGTTCATCTACATTTGGCGCCGACTGGGATTCGTTAGGTCCCGGAAACGGAAGAACAAGAACGTATATAAATTTCGCATATGAGTCAACTTACACGGGAGGGGCTACAGGAGGAGTTAGTTATACTAAATTTGCACAAAGTAAGAGTAATGGCGCAGTAAAGATCCCTAATGTATCAGATGATGGATATATGCCAATTGATATTACTCAAATAAAATCAGTGTTTTCGTTAAAGAATAGTGACACACAAACGTCACTACAAATAGGGCAATATTCATATAATAATTTTTCCGAAGGCGAATCTTTTTCAGGGGGTGGTAGTGATGATCCTTACAATCCTTATGGGAGATATTCTCTTACTGACGAAGGGCTCGATGTAAGCACATCTACTCATAATTGGTTTACTGGAGCAAATACGGTATTAATAGAATACGAAGATGCTCAATGGTCATCATTTACAGGTAGTGTTAACGAACATGAATCCATGAGTGAAGTATTGATTACTGATTTTAATCCACCAGCATCTTATGAAACAAGTAACTCACCATGTTCTCTTGATGCTAATATAGCATCTTACGGAGGTGCTGTTTATGATAAATTTTACGAAACATATCCAAGGTCACATAATCATGATTATTTTTTTCTTCCATTAATAGAAATTATAAACGAAGGTGGACCGAATATATATGATAATAACACCATAAATAACAGGGCGTTGTCAGAGTATATAATGTGTGGAAACGCTGTTGAATTATCTGACCAAACAACAGCTTATGGAGATAATTATAGAGTGAGGTTTGATGTTGCTCAAATATCCAACCATCCAAGTAGGGTGTCGTATGATGGCATGGGTGCTTCTGATTATTATTCAAGAAGTGATTTTTCTATATATGTAGACTCTACAATAAATACATATGGCAGGCATGATGCAACACTTGATAAAATGGTTAATGTTGCAGGGAGACCAAGTAGTCAATTCTACTGGAATACTGTAGTGGAATTAGATTATGACGCATTTATGTTCGGGTCAGATGAATGCCAAATGAGTATTCATGATGTATTTGCAACACTGGAATCTATTCCAATATACGGAATACCTCTTAATTTTAATGAGGAGACATCTTTCTGCACGCGAATAATTGCATCAGAAGAGAAACTCCCGTTTGAATCAATTGATTCGTGGATGAGATTTGAATCATCTACAGTTAAGGATTTAGAATCTAAATTTGGATGTATAACGGAATTATATAAATTCAATGATGAGTTATTTGCGTTTCAGAAAACGGGCATAGCTCAATTAGTGATTTCTCCAATAGCGCAAACGGCTGTTAATATGGATGGTGCGGAAGATAATATACTTCTAGGAGAGGGTAAAGTCCTTCATGACGCTAAGTATTTAACTCATAATTCAGGAAGTTCTGGAAAATGGTGTATTGCAGATGACGGTAAGAAGATGTTATACTACGATAAGCTTAATGGAACTATTAATATGATTCAGGGCACTAAGAATAGCATGGGTGACATTGAATACGAATTGTCTAAATCTACAGGATTACATGATTATATAGATGATTTTACAAGTTTAAATTATGACTCTATATTGAGTGATCCGTTAAAAGGAGAAGGGTATGTCGTTTTAGGGTATAATACATTTACTAATAACATTTATGCTACAATGGTTGGTTCTGAGGAATCATTTACTGTTTCATTTAATGGGTTATCAAATACATTTATATCATTCCACGATTTCAAACCTAATGGCTTCCTTAGGAACTCAAGCAAGTATGACTTATATTATAATAATGTAATAGAACGCTTATACGAGGTTCCTGATGACATAGGATCTTTTGGGGATGCTCCAGTATCACTTACACTATTACACTCTCGTAAAGAGGATGTAATTAAGCGATATGACAATATAGAATTCTCTCCTATAGTATATAATGATTTTGATGTTAATAAATCATTTACAACATGGGAATGTTATAATAGCTATCAAAATACTGGAGTTCAAGACTTTGATCCGTCATTAAGGATAAGGAAACATAGGTCTATAGTTTATAGAAACGAAGGGACATTTGATAGGATGAGAGATTCTCACATGTTTATTAAATTAGATTATAATGGATTACTTAATAAAGTCGTGATTCATGATATATATTTACATTTTAACACAGTAACACCACTTAGAAATGGGCAATAATATTAAAAGTAGAACGGACTTTAATCCATTCTACTCACAAAATCAAATGAGTCTAGGAGGCTTTAGTAACTACAACATGATTGATGATAGCGCAAGCCCTAATGGGTTTGTTGCTAATCAAGCTGTTCAGGGCGATGTGTTGCCACCTATAAGTATTGATGGCCAAATGGGTAATGGAATAAACAATTCTAATAATACTAACGGACATTCCTTATTGCAGTCAAATGACCCTAATAGCTTATTGAATACTCGGACGAAATCGTATAACGAGCCGTTCATGAATACTCAATCAAATGGAATGAACTTTGGTTCATTTCAGACACCCGGATTAGCTAGTAATTATAATACCTCATCGAATCTTAGTATTACAGCACCACAATCGACTCCATCATTAAATATGAACAATGCATCGAGTGGCGGGTTAAGCGGGTCTAATGGCGGAGGAATGGACAGTTATAGCTTACTTAGCGGAACATCAACTGCTGCATCTGGGACTTCTGGATTTAAAGAGGCAATGGGTAGTAAAACCGCAGGAGGAGTTGCTGTAGTTGGGTCTTTAGCTGCAAATATTGGTGGTGGAATTTGGAAAAATCAAGGAGGGTCTAATGGAGATTTAAATTATACAACAAGTGAGAAATGGGGTGACGTGGGAGGAACAACATTGTCTAATATGGGTCAATATGCAGGCATGGGGATGAGTATTGGGAGTCTAGCAGGTCCTGTAGGTATGGGGATTGGGGCTCTAGCTGGCGGAATAGTTGGAACCGGAGTGGGTCTTTATCAAGGTATTACAGGAATGAATGCTGAAGAATCTAGAATATCAGATCAGCTAGCAGTTAATGCGGATATTGAACGAAAGAAGAAGTTATCTGATGATTTAACAGCTAGTCAGAATGCAGCTGCTTATGGGTCCGAGCAGGCTAAACATGCTGCTGGATTTAATAAATCATACAATTCTGGTAATATGATAATGAATATGGCAGCCTACGGAGGGACTATTGACACTGGTGTTACCGGTGATGATCAAGCTATAACTGAAATTAACGAAGGGGGATCTCATGAGCAGAATCCATTAGGGGGAGTCCCTATGGGATCAGGCTCTAATGGAGTTCCCAATTCAGTAGAAGCGAATGAAGTTAAAGTTGATTTTGGGAAGAATGGAGGCAATTATATTTTCTCTGATCGGTTAACATAGACAACAGTAACATATAATACTAACCAATTTAAAAAGTTGTTATGAGTAAAAAGAAAAAGCCAGCCAAAACATTTGCGCAAAGGGCTAAAGATATACAAAAAGAATTCAAAGATTTAGATGATGCTATATCAAAAAGAACGATGATGGATAAGTTATCTAAACTTAAAGATGAGCAAGAGGCGGCTAAACAAGTTATGCAAGATGCCGCTAATCAAAGACGGTCTATTAGCCAAGGTCAGAACCAAATGTTTAATGGTGGTAATATATACGATCCACCCGGGTCTGATAATTTTAACCAAGGAGGATATAATGCATCAACTGGAGAATACGAGCTAAGTGATTACGAAAGAGATGCTCAAATAAGAAACTCCATAATTAACGAACAAAATGATCCTTTAAGAATAGCCAATCAGATTCCTTCTAAAGAATTGTCGCCTTATGGGGTTCAGTCTATAAATCTCGAGTCAATGCGTAATTATCGAGAAATGCCAGAGCAAAGAGATGTAGATTCATCAAGAAGAATGATTAATCAAATGAATACAATCGAGCAATCAACAGATGATACAGCATCTTCATTCAGTAACTTTAATAAAAAGTTTGAAGACCCTAGGTATTCTACATTAATACCGCGTATGGCACCAATGATTAATAATGCAATTAATTTAGCCACCGCTAAACGTCCTGACGTTGCCGATCCTTCTATTAACTTATTAGATAAGTCTAATCTTATGCCGAAGGAAAGATATGCTGAGCAATCAGCTAGAAGAGGCGTTATGGCTAGGGGTAATACTCAGCGAGCTAATTTAGCAGAACGAGCGACTAGTATAGAGGATTTGGCTAGATTATATCAGGTTGGAGATTCTAGAGAAAATTCAGCATTGATGGATGTCGCATCTGCCTCAAATCAATTTAACGTCCAACACAGAGGTGCGGAAGCTCAACAGGCTGCTCAATATGATATGTATAATGCACAAGTAATGGACAGAAGAATTAATGAGTATAGAAGTAATATAGCTGATGCTAATAACGCTTTAACTGACTTCAAACGAAGCGAGGGCGCTACTATGGCGCAGAGTGTGGCTGGATTAGGAACAGAATCATTCAATGCAATGACATCTGACAAGTATGTTGATTCAACAAATAAGACATTATTACTAGCTGCTATGGAGAAGGGTTATTTAACAGAAGCAGAGAAAAGAAAATTTGGTTATTCTAAAAGAGGAATGGCTGACTTAAAAGCAAATAGATATGCCGAATAGATACACAATGAATAATTATTCTCAATCATTTAAGCCTTTATCGGTTGAGGAGTTATCTTTAGCTGGACTAGCTGAAGGCAGGAAGAATGCACAAGGTGTATCTACGGCGCAAGCAATGGATACATCATTTGATGTATTTGACTTTGAGAGAGAGAAAGCTCAGGCTGCATTAGATCCGTTGGAGAAGGGTAGAGATGCTATTGTCAATAATTTAATGAATGGTGATAGTGTAAATACAATTAATGATTTAATGAAGCTTAAGTCTATTCATACTGACATATATAAAAAAGGCAATCAGATTGATAACATGACTAAGGCTAAAATAGATTATGAAAACTATGTTAAAGAGTTGGCTGCATCTGGAGCTGGACAAGATGTTCAGAGAGAGTTACTAAATAACTCTATGTCTAAATATCGGGCTGACGGCAGCGATGGTATAATGCATACTGATGCTGGAATGAAGGTATCAAATTTAGAAGAGAAGTCATTTGAAGTTATAAATCAACTAAGAGCATCGATGGATTCTGAATCAGGGTCTAATCAATGGATCAGGGATAGATATAACAATCTACAAACGGAGACATTACCTAGTGGAGAAATAAAATATATGATTAAAGGTCATTCTTACTCAAAGCAGGAGCTGAAAGACAAAACCATTAGTGACGCTTTAAATAATATGTATAATGATGATTCTGAGATTCAGGCAGAATATGAACAAAGAGCTAAATTAGGGATGCTTAAAGGCATGACTAGAGAAGAATTTCTTAAAGAGAAAGCTCGCGAATATGGCAGTGATTATGATATTAAGCGCACTCAATCAAGTAATACTATTGGATCATGGGCTAACACAGCAGCTCCAACAAAAGGTAATGATAGCCAATATTCTTTATTGGATGAAAATGTAGACTATTCATCAATCCCAACAGATGAGGCTGACGAGGAAATCTCAGCAAGTGAGGCTGACGAAAATGTTATATCAGGAACAAAAGAGGATATTCAAGAAAAAGCTACAGCTCTTAATAATATGATAAAGAGTGGGAAGCCCATAACTATAGAAGCTATACAATCATTAGGATTACTGAAGACAGCGTCAATAGCGTTTAGTAGTAATGATGAGATGGTTAAGGCTGCCGAAGCTGAATTATTTAGAGCTCAGCGAGTTAATAATCATAAAGCTCAAGGATTAGAAGTTGCTGAAGATAAGATAAAAAAAGATCAAGTTTGGACTGATTATAAAAATGATAAACTTGGCGCTTATCAATTATCAAAAAATGGAGTAACTGATGAATTTACTAAACTAGCGAAGGATTATGGGTTTAGTGGCATTAAAATTATAGATGAAGGAAGTCCAGAGTATATCAAAAAAGTATCTTCAAAAAATATTAAATCAAATTCAACTTTGTTTAAGCTTGACGCGGGGAGTCAGAATGTTATAAACGGAGACCAGAATGTATTGTATTATTCAAAAGATAAAAATGGCAATCTTAAATTATTATCAAATAGCAACTCCATAATCCCTAGCATTATGGCCGGTGGATTAGATTCTAAAATACATAAAAGCAAACAAAAGGTTAATCAGAGAAAAGCAGATATAGGTAATCAGTGGATGAATGATAATGCTTTAATTAATTATAGCGAATCTAACGCATCTCCAGCAGCGGACTCTAAAGATTACGACGAATACAATAAGAAGATGAAGAACGTTGCTTCTGTATCAGTATCTGATGCGTTAAGAGGTAATGCTGATGGTGTTGATTTTGAATATTATGATGAAAATGGGGAAAAACAAACTATGGTTGGTCAAGAATTGTCAACAGCTAACTTCAAGTCTTCAGATGGTAAAATTGCAACATCAATAAAAAACGGTGGGTCTATAAGTGTAAACGTTTCTATGAAAACAGGAACAAAAGAAAAGACTGGCAATGTAAAGATTAACTTAAGCACAATGCCACCAAATAAACAATTGTCACTTCTGGATAATATAATTAAAGTTCAAGGGAGATATGCATCTACTGAATTAATTGCATTAAGAGATAATGCTAAATTAAAAGCTAGTGGACAAAAGCCATTTTCAGAGTTCAAACAAACTAGAAATATAATGAATTATAACGGAAACTTAATTGGTTATGATTTAAAGGAGCTTCAGTCAGGAACCTCATTTGCGGTAGCCGTAAAATCAAAAGAAGGTAATGGCTACGTTAACATGAGTAATTCTACTAGATTGATGTCTGATATGATAGCTGGATCCAATAGTAAGCTAGATCCGGAAAGTATAATGATTATGTTTGATAGACTTAGTAATGGGAAAGCTACTGATGAGCAAGCTAAAAAAGCATTTGGTAATGATCCAAATGCAATATTGTTATATAAAGCTTATTCTACCGCAGCTCAGTCTGGAGAAGATGTTAAATGGAGTGATGTTGAAAAATCAATTGACAAAAATTATACACAACCTGACTTTGTTGAATCGTCAGCAAGAAGTCAAGCGTCATCAATAATGGCCATAAGATTTATGGCTTCTCAAAAATATTAAATAATACAATATGTCTAATTTAAGAATGAAAGCAGTCGCTAGCGATGGTGAAAAAATACCTGTAGCAAATCAGCAGAATTTTGATTTCTCAGATATAAAAACAGGTGCATGGAGTTCTCGAGCAGTCGATGAATCAAACATGAATAGGCCTAAGATGGATCGCATGTCAATATCTGTTAAAGATAGCGATATGCTTCAGGACTATAATAGAGCATTTGATGATGTTTCATATAATGGGAATAATGAAACAATGGCCAACATTGAAGATACAATGTATGATGAATCTAGCGCGTGGGGAAACTCCGCGAAGGTTCTTGGTCAATTTGCGGCTAAAACAGCAATACAGGTCGGTGGTAATATAACTGGAGCCGGTTACGGATTAACTGCGTGGGCGGCTACTGGTGATCGTTCAAAATTTTATGATAATGATTTTACTGACCTTACAGATAGTATGACGTCATGGGCTGAGGATGAGATGGGTATATACAAGCCTAAGGATTTTGATGAGAGGGGATTCTTTAAAGGGTCGGGAACGCTATTCGCCGAAAGTGTAGCTGACGCATTAGCATTTACTGCTGGTGCCGCTATATCGGAAATGGCCACAGGCGGACTAGCCTCTTTGGCTATAGCTAATAAAGTCGGAAGAATGTTTAGATTAGCTAATTCAGCTAAAAAAGCATCTCAATTAGCATCAGGTGCGGATAAATTTAATAAGGTGGCTAGAGCTGCTCAAAAATGGAAAACCGTAAATGATGTTGGAAGGATTGCCCGGCAGACATTTCTTAACGGAGCCGCATGGGAAGGTATCGTAGAGACTAAAGGTGCAATGGAGGAGTTAAGACACACCCTTGAGTCAAAGGGGCTTAATGAAGAAGAGATTAACTCAAGAATTCATGACGCTGAAGCTAAGGTATTTTTTGCTAATGTAGCAATAGTTCAGGCATCAAATATGATACAGTTCCCTAATTTATTTAAATCCCCATCGGCTATGAGGCTTAGCTCGATAGGTAAAGAGTTTAAGGGTGCTAAAGATTTCTTAAAAACAACAGTTAAAAATGGTAAGCTGTCTGCTAAATATCAAGATATGAGCAAATTAGCATTAACTGGTAAGATATTTAAGAATACATTAAAGAATCCTATATCAGAAGGCATGGAGGAAATGTCTCAGGGTGTTGTATCTACCGCTGTTAATCGAGCATATGGCTCTGGTAGCGGAACTGAAGATGTTAGCATAACTGATGCGTTAGGTGCTTTAGGCGACGGATTCTGGAAGTCTACAATGACAGTGGCAGGCCGTCATGAAGCTTATATGGGGATGCTTATAGGTATGATAGGATCGCCATCGGTTAGAAAGAATAACAAAGATAAGAACGAGAAAGAAAGAGCTAAGAATATAATGTCTTGGACTGGATTGTCATGGGAGGGTAGTTCTATAAATAGAATGTTTGAATACAGAAAGGATCAGAAAACAGCTAAAGAAATGGCTGCTGAACTTGATGGATTAAGACTTCCTAAATACAATATAGATAAATTAAGATCGTTACAAGATACTCAGGCATCATTAAATGGGATAGAGAACTCTGATAATGATATTAATAGTGAAGATCTTTATGATGATGCTGTTGTTGGATTTTTTAAACCATTTGTTAAATACGGATATACAGATATAGCTCATTCTATGATTGATGATGTATCTGATATGAAAGGTGATGAATTCATAGATGCTGTAATGGATAGTGATAGTGCTATTAAATATAAGACAGAACTAAGAGATTCCCTAGAAGATTCAACAAATGACGAAGCTTATAATGAGAAAGCTAATGAATTAAGAGATAACACAATAAAATCATTAAGAGGGTCTATAAAGAATTATAGTATAGCTCAGTCAAAAGCTGATAAATCAGGAATAACAAATGCCTACTCTAGAGATAAATACGCATACTATTTATACAAGATGGACTCATTTAAGTCTATGATCGAGGATAAGGTTAAGACTATTCGTAATGCATTCGACTCAGCTATAGCAGAAAATCCAGGATTGTCTGATATACTAAATACTGTAGACGAAAATGGATTAAATCTAATAGATAAGTTTATTTCAGAGGAGAACAATTTTGAGATTGAGGATGCATTCAATATGTCATTAAATAGTGCTGGATTTGTTGATGAGGAAAAAAGGCGTGAATTAATGTCTGAATTAGGTAATTATATGACATCGTCATCATCTGTATTCAAGCAGGTTATAGGTATTTTGGATAGTAAAAAATCAGGATACTCAAAGCAAGAAGCCGAATCTGTTGTCGATGCATTTAAAGAGCTTAAAGTAGCTAAGATAGGATTGCATAATGCTATTAATTTAAGCAATCAATTATTTGCTGACCCAGCATTTTATGCAACAGAAAAAGCTAAAGTAGACCTAAAGGCAATTGAAGAAGAGGCTAAACAATTTGCTTCAATGGATTTTAAAGACGAGCAAGGTATTACTGAATGGAAAGAAGGTTTATTGAATAGGGCTAAATTAATATCAGAGAACTTTAGTAAAGATATGAATCTTGATAAGTTCAATGAATTATTAGAGCAATCAGAAAAGGCCGCTACAAGAATGCTTGATGCCAAGAGAGAAGTCGCTAAAGAACACTCTAAGATAAAGAATAGCAAACCTGATAAATCAGTAAAGAACACAAAGAAGAAGACAAATGTTACTAGCCCGGTAAATAAAAACGAGAAGTCGAAAGACATCTCCACTAGCGGGACTAGTGAGAATAGTCATTTGAAAGCTATGTCATTAGCCACTACTGAAAGTAAGTCTTCAGAGGGTGATTACAATGAATATGTATCAAAACTTGAAGACCTTGGCGAAGATGTAGACTCTGAAAATGTAACAACATCAGTAGACATTATTCCGGTTTCAACCGAAGGCAAGTCAATGGAGACAATACCTGATTTAGATTATTCTGGCAATACCCCAAATGATCCGAAAGCGATGGAGGAGGCTGCTAAGAAGTTTAATTTTGGGTTAAAGGCAGTAGTTACAACGACTATTAAAAGTGGGAAGAATAAAGGAAAGAAAGTAGTATTTAAAACATTTGCTTATAATGTAATAAATGAAAGCAGAGATACTTCTGATAACCAGAGTGTAAGAAATATTTATAAAGAACTTTCTGATAAAATGAATGAGAAAGGAGTTAAGGATAAAGATGTAAAGGTAACATTTAATAATACGTCTGTCTTTGAGTCAATTAATAAAATTAAAGAAAAAGAGTCTAGAGGTGATCGTAATTTACTAAACGCTGTTGATAACTTAGGCGAAAATGAATCCGAACGTATAGGGAACTTAATAGAGAAACTATTAGTTTATTCCGATATGAATTTAGATTATAGTAAAATGTCTAAAGGAAAAGGTAAGAGTGGAGTTGAGTTATCTCAAATTCTTAAAAAACTCAAAGCTAAAGACCATAGTTCCGGAAGAATATACTTCACCGGTAAGACTGCGTCAGGTAGATTACTTCCTATTAAGTTAAATCATAATTCATTAAATGATACTCATCCGGAATTAGCTGGTATAGTTGCTGAAATAATGTTTAATATAGCACTTGGCAATAATAATGATGGTAAAGTATTATCTGCAATGAGAGATAATGTTATAAATAAACTAGGGTTAAATGCTGATTTAATTAATTCAAAGACTAAATTGTATGAATTATTAGATATGTTTGTCAATAGCGGAGAGCAGACTTTAATTGATGGTAATAAAAAGAAATTAGCTACCTTTAGTAAAACAAAGGCGGTAATAATAGGCGATACATCATATAAATTTAATGAGAATTCAGGAAAAGTAACTAATAATTCTGGGCAAGTAGTTGGTATAGATGTTATTAAAGCAGCATTAATTAACGCTGATATAAAGACAAATGTTAGATTTGATGTTATAAGGAATGAAGGATCTTATGAGAAGGATAGTTATGCCGCATTCGTTATTAATAATGTATTATCTACAGACATAGCCGATAATGTAGAATTTATCCCTGAAGAGGATAGTGTTGGATTATCTCCTATCATGACAACAAAGATTAATATTCACAAGGAGGCTAAGAGAGAATCGTCCAAAAATAAAACAACTTCAGGGTCTGGTGCTTTTGAGAACACTCTTGGGAGAAAATCAAAAATGAAAGCCAGTCAACAATCGATAGCATTAAGGTCATTAAGAGAGGCGTCATCATTAGATGAGAAATCAGCTAATATTAATAGAATAATTGAACTTAGTCATGATAAGGAGTTTAAGAGAAAGTTTTTTAATCTAGCGAAATCTAAACAGGATGTCGATTCTATAATAACAGAATTGGAGGATGCTGGATACGAAAAGAATAAAGATGGATATTATGTTAAGAAAGGCAAATCTAAGGTTGTAAAGAAGGCTAAAGAAAAATCTGATAACAACTACTCTACTATAGCCGAATTTAATAAAGCTAAATTGACATTCAAAATAGATGCTAAAGAGGACGAGGATGGTAAAATTACATATACAACATCATTTAGGAAAAGTCGCAAGACAAGAAAGTCCTTTAATGATTTAAGCGAAGCTATCAAATGGGGTGTTGAAATGCATAACGAAAAAGCAATTACTATTAAACCTCCTAAAAATACAGATATTATTGAAACTAAGGAGGATGAAATTACTGAGCCTTTAGTTGAAGATAACCTATATGAATTCCCTCAGAATATTACATTTGATGATAATTTAAGTAAAGAGGACATTATTAAGGAAGTTGATTCGATGATAGCTGAAATCAATGGGGATAAATACGATGTTATATCAACAGGAAAGAATGCTCAGAAGGTTAATACCGGGAGAACGTCAAATTATATTAGTCTAAAAATTAACGGGGTCAATGGGAGTATTATGGCAAAATCTGAATTTGGTAAAATTCAATTACAGAAGATACAAGATGCGTTAAATGAAATGAATGAATGTAAAAAATAACACAATATGAGCAATTGCAAAATTGAATCAGCGATACATGAAGAGTTGATTAGTAAATATACGATTAATGACAACCTTAGTAGATCTGAAGCTGAGATTATTATAAACCAAACTAAAGAGAAATGGTTTATTAATGAAGTCGGTGATGTTAATGATGAAGAAAGTGGGAATGCATTTATATCATCTGGCACAATAAAGGTATTTAGGAGTCATTCTGATAAACTTTTTATAGTTGATAAAAGAGGTGCGAAGCGTTATTTAATACCTACAGGATTCGAGAATGTCGACCCTATTGTAAAGGCCTCTTTTGAGATGATGGTATTAAACAAGGCTATTGAAGGGGCTATTAAAATAACCAAAGGTGAGCCGACTGGTGATGTTGTGGATCTTGATCCAACATCAGATGTTGTCGATAATGATGTCCTTGGCAATTTAACTTTTGAATTAATAAGAGATATTGCATTTGGTATAGTTGATGGGTTTACAAATGGAACAGAGCATGATTCAGCAATACAATTAGCATTAGAGACAGATTCTGGGATTAATGAGCTCGAAAGTAACATTGCTAAAAGACTTAGATCGTTAGGCGTTCAAGAAATAGCCGAAAGCGACGCTAAGAAAAGTGGCGACCTAGGTATTCGTGACGCTATGGAGCTTAATCCTAGCGCTAAGATAGGTACATTACTTAATTTAGAATTATCAAGAATACCATATGTTGATAATGAAAATCCTGTTGTTGATGGATCTAGATATATACCTAAGGTGCATAACGCAAAAAGTATTAAGAATACGTTATGGGCCACATTAGCTGATACTACACCGAGCCTTAGTGAAGGTGGTGATCTTATTACTATATGGGATAGCATGAGTAAAAAGCTCCTAAAGATGGGTGAGGCTAATAGCGAATTCCTTGTATTGAGGAATAGATTATTACAAAATCCATCTGCTAGAGATAATTTTATTCACGTATTTTCTCAATCAACAAATAATTTTGAAGCTCAAGGGCTACAGGAGGTTGGGGAAAAGCTTGTTCTTAAAGTTTCTGATACAAAAACAGCAAACAGCACTGAGGGTCAAATGATTGAGGATTGGAATAATTCATTCTTGAATAAATTTTTCTCAATGAGCAGGGACGCTAATAGCTTTATAAAGAACGAGGCGTTAATTAAAGAGGTGTCAGCAGAGCATGAGCGACTAAAGAAGTCTGATGATTACACATCGGCTGATATCGATTTATTATACAGAAAGTTCGGTATAGTAATATCAGAAAGTGCCGTAGAAGAAATTAATAGTAATAATAATAGTTTAATATACGATAAAGAGATATTAGGTCATATCATTAAATCATTAAAGGAACATGACAGGGTATCGACGGAAACTCCTTCCATAATGTCGAAAGAGTCATCTGGACTTAAGAAAATTGCATCAATTGCTAAATATAGTAAAATTGATTCAATGGATGATTATTCACAATTAGGGCCAGATGGAAAGAAAGTATATGCATTTTCTAATGCAAATTTCATTGATGATTTCTTTAATAGAGCAAAATCAGAAAACGACTTCTCTCAACTAGAGTCATTTTATAGACATGGCGAAGGTAGAGGTTCAAGAATACTTGAATACATTCTTGGTTACGAAAAAGAATACACAGAAGAGGAGAGATTGGAATTACGCAAGGAACGGATATCAAATATATCCATTAAGAAAATTCTATTTGCATATAAAGGAAGAGTAGAAAAGCCAAATAAGAAGCTTAGGGCTATAGAAAATGAAAAAAGGTCTATTAACTCATTCGCTATAACAAAACTCACTGGGCATGCCTTAAATTACGCACAGGAGGGTCTTACCGCATCTGATAAATCTACAACATTAGGGATATCTGGAATACCGGTATTAAGTAAGACTTTCTTAGGTAGCGCATTGTCACCAATGGATAGTGATGGTAATCCTAAGTCAAAGATAGATGTTAATGGATTATTGTCTAAAAATGGAATGTCTATAGATAATCTTGATGGAGAACTAAGTCCTGAGTTAATTAAGGTATGGAAGAATAAAATTCTTGCTAAAGGCAATATTGTATCAAAGGAACTAGCTTATTCATCAGAACATATTTATAGAATACTTAAGTCGGTTAAGCCGTCAAAAGACAGAACGTTTAATGATGAGTTTAAATTATCTATGGATAGGGATAGGGAATTTAATGCTATACCAGGATACAATGTATTAAAAGACGGCGGAATAACAGTTGGTGATATTACACCAGAATCATTAGCGTCCGGAATGCAATTTACGGATGAGTCGTTAAATAGTGACATGGAAGTTCTTGAGAAGCATTTATTAATGGTTCGTGATTCAGGAGCAAAAGCTTATTCTATGGGGGAATTCTTTAGTAAGATATTAGATTATCCTACTTATTTAGAATCCTTGCGAGATGAGAAGGTGAGTAAATCTATTGATAAATCAATTAGCGATAACCTGAAGGCGTCAATGCTTAAAGAGATTCAGAAAATGCTCAACAAGGGCATTATATCAGTTGATACTAATGGTAATATAGCAACGTCTAATGACGCTAAATCAACAACTTTAATATTACCGAAAGAGGGATCGATTAAAGAAAATGCTAATCTTGCTGAAGAAATAATAATTGATTATATATTTAATAGACAAATATCAACTCATGAATACATGGTTATATTTCATGGTTCTGAAGCATTTTTTAAAAGTGGATTAGAAATGATTAAACGTGTTCCTGCGGCATACGCTGATGGGAAGCGACTTAATGTTGAACATAAGAAAGATGTTAATTTTGGTGCGGCAATAATAAATGACGTTAATGCAAAATCTGTATTCTTAGACAAGATAATAAGTTCTTTTAATCAATCAGATCCGTCTGAGAAGGAAATGTATAAAGGATATTCCTCTATTAACAGAGCTGATGGATGGGGGTTGATAACTCCTAATAGATGGAAATTTATTATGAAGAAGTCTGGTAAATGGAGTCCTAGTATGGATTCTGTTTTTGACAAAATGGTTAATCGGCCATTTGAGCTTGATTCTGAAGATATTAAGATACTAATGCAGCCGGTTAAAGGTGTGTATTATGACGTTCAGCAAGACGGGCCGAGAAATAAGCCTGTATACTTCAAATATTCTCAGTTTGTTATAATTCCAGGGGTGGCCGGTCATTCAGATTCTTTATTGAAGAAGATGGATAGTAAGGCGTTTAATGAAGACGGAACGTATAATACATCAAGCGAAGAGGGTAGCGAAATAGACGAAGTTATATTCGTGTCAGGGAACAAGGCTGGAGCACAAAACATAAGCACTGTATTTGATGATAATGGTAATTATATTGAAGATTCACCACTTAACAGAAATGAATATTCAAATTTAGGTTATAGAATACAGCAAGATTTACCAGCCAAAGGTCATCACGCAACATCTATAGGATCTCAAATACAAAGAGAGATTTTATACAATTTTGATATAAATAAAGAATATGAGATTAGTGGGGTGGGTCTTGTTAAAGGCGATGTCTTGATAAAAGAATTATTTAGTTTATTTGCTGCCAAATCAGACAATGCAATTAAAGATGTATTGAAAAGATATGGTAAAGATATCTCTGGGGTCACTGTAGATAAATCCACATTTATGAATGCTGTAATGGATCAGTTGAAAGATACTACTCCTGAGACACATATGGAATTATTATACTCTACTGGGGATATATCTGTAACGCCTCAATTGAGAGATAAAATAAATAAGATTATAGCTAGTGAAATAACTAAGGCGGTTACTAAAATCAAAACAAATGGAGGGTCTATGATACAGGCTTCTGGAGCGTTTACTGATTTAAGTAATGTGGATCAATCCAAGGTGTTATTCTTTAAGACTAAAAAAGAGATGGAGAATGAAAGATTGTCTCCAATGATTATTGAAAAAGATGGTAAAATGAGTAATAGGGCGCAAGTATTGATGCCATTTAATATTATTCAAAAAATAATGCCCCAGCGTAAAGATGAAGACTTAGAAGATTATAAGGCAAGATTTATATTAAACTCTAAAGGGAAGGGTGATATAAATATTGACCCTGAAATATTTAAAGGGTTAATAGGTTATCGTATACCTACTCAGGCTATGTCTTCGCTAGAATCTATAGATGTTGTTGGTATATTGCCGCCGACAATGGGAGATACCATTATATTATATGATGAAATCGTAGTTAAATCAGGATCTGACTTTGATATTGATAAAATGTATATGATGATTCCGGAGTATAATATAGAAGTCTCTAGCGCAAAAAGTGTTATAGGCAATATGATGAAATCAAAAACATTCAATATAGATAAAGCCAAGGAATTGCTTAAGGATATAGGATATCAGCCCGAGGATATGTTATCAGGTAATGATTGGAAGAAGGTATTTCAAGAATTATTATTAAATGAATATATATCAAGAGACGAAGCCGGATTAAACGATTCTATACCATTGGATTTATTTAATAACATAAGTAAATATATTAATGTTAATAAAAGTAAAATAACTGGGATTAGAAAAGTTAAACATGATTTATTTCAAGAAGATAACTATCATACTGCCAGAATAGCTGAATCGAGCGGGTTAGATAAACTGTATGACAATAAAGTTGCTATATCGGAATCTATAGACAAGCTAAGTAAAGAGATGCTTGATATATCCAATAAACTTAATGAGTTTAATAAGGAAGATGAAGAGAATATAGATAGTGACACAGCCTCAAAAGATGAGCTAATTCAAAGGAAGGATGAAATTACTTCTGAGCTTAATGCAATGTATAGCAGTCATGATAAGGTCTCTGCGGAAATAAAGAAAGTCATTAGGTCTCAAAATTCATTAGAGCTACTTAGCAAAATGCTTAGTGATGGTAGTTATAAGAGACAAGTTGACTTAATGAGAGTTAACAATAAAACTACTGAAGAAGATATTGAAAACTGTAAAGGTGGAGGCTCCCCTAAAGCTAAAGACGGAATGCAATCGGGGTTTAAGAAAGGTGGTAAATGGCGAGTAGTTAAGGATTTAAAAGGCCACCCTAGTCACAAGTCCGGCGGTGTTCAATTAAGTATTAATAAAGGTAATGTAAGTTTTACTAAAGGGGATAGTTCAATTCACGCTGCCCACGGAATGGTCATACCTAATAATCCCCCCATTAAAGATGGTGGTGATATGGATTATAGCTTTGTTGATAATAAGAATGATAAATCATATAAGACTTATAACGATTCGTTAAAATTACATAATTATTATAAAAATGTCAAGCCAAATGCAAATAATGTAGTTGGAATTGGCGATAATTACTCAACAAAAGTTTATGTGCCAACAAGTGATGGCACTAATAGACACATATCATACAGGAACAATAGACCTAAAAAAGACATAGTAAAGGACGCCTATGACTATGCATCAGTAGACGGCAATAAACCTATTGGATTTATCGAAGATGCTAAGAATGGTGACAAGATAATGTATCCGCAATACGCTAAACCAAAGGGTAAGATGTTTTTAAAAGGCACACCCGAATACGCTAATGCTAAAAAGCAAGAAAGTTTAGGTGTTACGGTAGATGGTATATGGGGTGATAAATCACAAGCGGCATACGATAAGGCTAATCCTAAAAAAGAAACTATTGAGAAAGTTGTTGAGGAAAAAACAGTAGTGGACGAAGTAAAAGAGCCGGATATTGTTACTAATGAAGAATCTAATAGCGAAGCTGATTTAGGTTATGTTAATATAGGAAGTCGCCGTGGAGAAGACGGTAAGTGGATTAATGAAAACTGGGTTAAAGTAAAACATAATGAATAAACACATAGAAGCGGAAGGTAATGAGCTCGTAATGACTAATAATTATGGAGATACAATCATTATACCTAAAAACAGACGTTCTGAGGCATTAAAACATATAAATGATGGTAATAATGGGGCGATAGACAATATCGCCTCTATCCTACCTTATATGGCTGATTATGCTGAGGATGGCAGTTTGATTGTTAATGATAATGTAGGGCCAACTATAGAGGCAGCTAAATTGTTAGGTAATAATCAGAAATCATATAATGAAGTTAATATTGAGAATTCTTTACATGATGTAATGAAGTCTTATGATAGAATGAAAGCTAAGGAAAATGATTTTAGCTTCACGAAAGATATGTTAGGCGAGAATACTACCGTGATTCCTGATTATGCTGCTAATACAGATAAGAACAAAGCTATTAATAAAACAAATTCCAGAAATTCTTTTCGTAAAAAATTGAACGAATTTAATACAAAAAATCAAAATGCGAAATTTAAAGAAGCATTAGTTAATGATAATTACGACAAATATACTATAGGCAAAAATGACAATATTAAACAAAAGCAGATGGAATTACTTAATGGCGGATTCTATGAAGACTCTATTATTAAAAATATAGATAACTTATCTAGTTCAGAAATTATTAAAGTTCAAAAAAAAGTTGGACTAAAAGGGTCTGATCTAGATGGTGATATTGGCCCTATTACAAGAAATGCCGTCGCTAATTATAATGAGAATTTAATTAAAAAAGAATCTGACGGAATAATTGGGAAAAGAACCAAGAAGGCTATATCTGCGAAAAATGCTAATTTATCATTGATTAGCAACAAGAAGAATAATGAGATGAATAGAAAAGGTAGAGAGGAGTTCTATTCTGAAGAAAGTAAAAATAGCCGTTTATTTGGACAGATTCAGACAGATATAAAAGATCCAGAAGAAGCTATTCAAGGTATTGACATATACGATTATGATGATATAGATGATTTCAAATATACAAAAAATGGATCTATAGAAATAACAAGTGATCCTACTAAAGAATATAAATACAATAATAAGGAATGCACTGGTAAAAAAGGTGAGTGTGCTGGTCATGTTACTAAGAATTTAACAGAGAAATATGGTATACCTAGTTTCACGGGTGATGCATGGACTTATTTTAAATACACAGGTAAAAATAAGGCAGGTAATGAGCTATATTCAAATTCATATAATTTATTTGATTGGAAGCGACCTGATTTTAATGGTGATAAAAAAAGTATTAAGGATGGAATAAGTGCCGCATTTAAAAAACAAACGCCAGAAGATCAAGCTAAATTAACTAATCTACCAGCATTATCAATTGTTAATATGTATTACCCAGGAAGTGCCAGTCATGAAAAAGCTTACAAGGAAGGCAATTCAACAATTGGAACTCATGCTGGATTTATTGAAATAATAAATGGAAAGAAATTTGTTAATCATGAAATAAATGGGAATACAATATTGACTCCATTGCAGGATGCTATTAAAGGATCGTCTAATGGCGGCATGCGTATTATAGCAGCAAAAGCTTATAATGAATTTGATAATGTAACAAGTAGTCATTCGTATACTGATGGATCAATAAAAGACTTAAAAGGCGTTAATAGAACAACTTCAATAGGATCTAAAGAGTCTAATTTATATTATGAGACAGCCCTTGATTACGCTAGTCAAATAGGTGGGGCTTCTGGTATGAGTATTGAAAATATCAAAAACATGAGCAGGGCTATGACCTTAATAGGTCATTCTGAGTCATCGTTAGGTAAAGCTAAGCTAGAGGGAGGGAAAGGCAATAATTCAGTCTATCGCGATATTATAGAAGCTATGTCTGGTGAAGAATATTCTAAAGGTGTTATGCAATTCAAAGACGAAACTAATTTATCAGAAAATACAAGAAAGAATTTAAATATAAACAATGAGACGTTATTAGCTAAAGGGCAGGCTGGATTAAAGACCGGAATGAAAGCCGCAGCTATAAAGCTTACTAGAAATTACAAAATGATATCGGAAATCGTAAGAGATAATTCTGATATTAATTTAACAAATCAAGAGGTTTGGCAATTGGCCACTCAGGGTTACAATCAAAATATAGATAACGTATCAGCAACATTAAAGAAATACAAAACCATTGAGGGTATGAATGATGCTTATGTTAAGCAGGCTGCCGCCAACGGGGATGAGTATAAGGGCTATTCGGCAGCAAATAATATGGGTGTAATATCATGGGATGATAAAATTTACGAGCAAGAACCTGATCCTATTACTGAATCATCTAATAATAATGTTAATATTACCAATAGTAATCAAAATAAATCTGAACCAATTGTAAAAAGAGATGATTTCCAGAAAGATGGTGATTGGGGTTCAATTAATCCATCAAATATAAATGTTGACAGCTATACCAGTAAAAGCAACACTATAGATGGTGCTAGGGATTTAGCTAGAAAAGACCTTGGTGATAATGAAGAATTTATATGGACTGATATGCACGGAAATACTAGAAAGTATTCAACATCCATGAAAAGAACAATTAAAGGGACGCGTAAATTAAGTGATGAGAATATTGGTGGCGGAGTCGTGTCCGCGTCAAGAGCGAAAGCTACTGGGGGCGTATCTGGAAAAAATGTAATAAGGCCAACAGGAGTAAATTCTACTAAAAATTTAGAAATAGATTTAACAAAAGGATCAATGTCTGCTGCTAGAACTGGTGAAGCATCTAATGGTAATCTTATAATAGGTGGTGAATTTATAGAAAGTAACGAATCTGCAAAAACCGCATTAGAGTTCAAAAAATATGAAACTGAAAGATACGGCAGTAGAGGAAGAACTGTTAAAATGGATGATGGTCAAGAGTTTTATAGTGTAGTAGATGGGGCTTTAAAAATAGGGCTAGTGAATGAATTTAATGACGATCAAGTAATTGTTCCTGTTAGGTGGGGTGGTAAATACAATACAGAATATGATAAAAATACATCAATGCCAGGGTATAAGTCTAAACTAGCTGGTGCTGAAATGCAAATTGCTATAGAAGTTGATGAATATAATAAAAGTATAGGATCTGCTTCACGCAACACCGTATCATACTCAAGAGCTATTGCGTCTATCAAAAATAAAATATACAAAGGGGCTGGTATAAAAAAACCTGGAAATGATGCGTTTCTTGATGGTAATTTTAATAAAATGTATGATAATGCAGTCAACGGGAAAGTTATACTATATGATAAATCAACTGGAGCACAAAAGTTATTATATGGATTTTCAAAAAATAACCTTAAAAAGAAAGCTGAGGAATTTAAAGAATCCAACCCTAATGCATCATTCCTTATAATTGATAATGGAAGATACAATCATATGGTTGAGAATAAAAAAGGATTAACAGATAGTGATTTTAGAAAATATTCAAGCGGAGATTTAAAAAACAAAAGAGGAAGTGGCTATAATTTAATCTACAGTTATCCTACGAAGTAACATATAAATTAAGAACAGTTAAGGCTAAGGGAATATTCTCTTAGTCTTTTAATATTTAAATAAATAAGCATGGGATGTCCTAAGGTAGGTAATGCAAAAGTAAGAGCTGAAATGACAGTTCTTATGGATATATATAATGATGAGAAATTTGTATACTCTTTATATGCTGATGAATCATCACTCAATGACGACGGAACTATATTTTCTGATGAGTATTTGGATAATTTATTAGAGACTGGATTAGCTAGTGATTACGCTGATTCATTAGAGAAATCGTTATTTAATATAACGGAGACTGGTAAAATGATTGGCGCGAATAATGATTTCAGACCAATTAAAATAAATACCAAAAGAAGTGAGCAAGCCATAAATAACGGTATAATGCATTTGTATGACGCTTTATTAAGAGATAAAATGTCTTACTCTAGCGTTATGGGGCCGTTAGATTCAGACTTTCTTCCTAATATAATAAATGATCTTTACGACACGAATAATTCGGAAAATGAAAATAATTCAAACCCATTTGATTTCTTTTCTGGAAGCACTCAATTCGAGATTAAAGAAAACTATTCAATGGGCAAGACTGGAGTTGCTCAGTCAGCGAATCATACAGCCGATGTAGCTATGGCTATGTTAGCTTCAATGAAGAGTAGTTCCGAATGGGGGGTTCAGAGAGAAACTGCAACACATAATATATTATACAAATACCCAGACGGAGAGACTTTAGATCGCAGGGATAGTAACGATGCTAATAATGAGTTACTTGGTATTAAATTCGTAAAGAAGACGCTACAAGAGATGGCTGATTCCAGAGGGAAGGGGACTAAGTTAAGCATAACTATGTCTGCATTACTTACCGCTTACGTAGATATCGCTAAGGATGACTATATATCTAAAGCTAACTTAAATGCATCTACATTCAGAACTGCAGTGTCCTTATTAAGAGAAGGTATGCAAAAAGAGGTTGTTATAGCATATATGATGCATCCTGTAATTAATGCTATTGCTAAATTAGACGAAGAAAGCATAAGTGCTGACCTGTATAATGAAGATAGGATTAAAGAGCTGGAGTCGAAGTTTGAAAAAAGATATGGGGCTGGTGTTATTGAAGAAGCCAGAAAGCTATCAAAGAATGATGAATTTGTTCCAATAAATATATCTGAAAATATTGAAGAAATATCTAAATCATCTGGTAAAGAATCTGCTACTGTAGAGGAATTATTTAATGAGGAGTCATATTCTGCATTAGTTTTTATAGCTTCATATATGGTCTTTAAAAATAGATCAAAGGGACTTAAGAAAATAATGGATGTAAATAGTGTTCTTACGGAGGGTATAGGCACCGGCCCTGCCACATACATGCAGAAAATGCATAAGCTTAATGTTGCAGAATCTTACGAGTCGAAAAAGACTGCTAATAGAATGAGTTCATCTAAATACGGAAATACTCCATTGGCTACAGCTATAAAAAATAGCTTATATATAGCTCCATCACTAATGAGCGGAACTACGCCAGCATTTGATGGTCAATTCCAGGACTTAATGTATGATATTATAGGGAAGCGTCGTAGTGATGAATATTTTGAGGAGACTGATGTTAAGAAGGCTGAGGTTGCTGAGAGAAATTTATTCTCATTAATGTATGCTAATACTATAGATATTTACAGAAATAAGAATTATATGGATTTGTTTGAAAAAACAAATGATAGATATTTAGGGAAAAAGTTAATAGGATTACAGAGTAGTGAAGAGTATGAGGATAATAGTTTTATACAGTCATTAAGAGTTGATGTATCGGATAAGAATTTTGGATATGTATATTCTACCGCATCAGGATTAGATATAGCAGAGAAGAATAGAATGACTGCTGAATTTGATGAGTTGTATGCAAATGAAGATACTCGGCAATTTGCTTTAGATTTAACACAGTCGTTATTTGTTATGTCTGGAGGTAATTCAGTAAGAGGTGGTTATAACGATGTTCAATCAGCGGATATACTACGAATGACATCACTACAGACCAATAGGATAAACAATATACTTTATAGTGACAGGATTAATAGGAGTCTCCTGGTTGATACTATAATAATGAATTCTCCAAATAAGTTTATAGATAAAGTTTCATGGGGATATGCCACTGGTAAAAAATATGGATATCTTCCGATAGATGATAAATTATCTGACGAAACAAAGTTGATGATTTCAAAAAGTATGATTGGTAAAAAAACAGCTTCAGATAAAGATATATCTGATATGTTTAAAGTGCTAAGTAAAATGAATAAAAATAAACATGTAATGCTATTCTCTAGTAAGGCTACTAGGGATTCTAATTTTATCAAAATATGGAATAAGAAAAGGGGCATGTTTGATATTTATAAGAAAATGAAAATGGTTACTGTTGGTGAAGATATTAATGGTAGCGAATATAAGCAAGGAATATATGCTCTTGTTGATAATATTGGGTATACCTCTGGGAAAGGAAGGAATATATTTGAATACAATATAAGTCCTAATAACTATATGCCAATGACGAGAATAGATAGTAATAAAATGAAATTTAATGGCAAGGAGGGATACACCAAGGAACAGTATAATTATTTTGTTGCGTCATTCGCTTACGGAAAAAATGTGGTCAGGGATCAGACCGGCGAAATAGATGAATCAGTATCTAAAATAGAATGTTAATATGGGAAAATGTAAAATTAAAGGGACTCCTGCTGAATATATAGCAGATAAAGTTGGGTTTGCTAAAGCTTTAGATATAAGTTCTAAAACAGATGCATTCACTGTATCTAGCATAACTGGAGTTAAAGCTGGCGATGTATTAAATGAATTAGACTTTACCAAGAGTATGAGTAAGATCTATGACTTTAATTCTAATTTTGATACATCATTAAATATTGATGTGACCCAAAATAAAGATAATACATATACTGTTAATTCTGTAAATGATAATTATGACAAAACATCAGATGCTGTAATTTATAGCATGATGAGTTTAAATTCTAAATCATTACCATTATTAAAAAGTATTAATAATAGACTGGCAGAAGAGAAGGAGTCTGAGTTACTTGATCCTAAAGTTAGTATATCTGAAGCTGCATCAGTAGCATCAGTTAATTCATCTACTGGACATAGGCGATCCGTAGCTGCATCGATCCATAAACATAATTTCAACAAAACAGTGAAGGAGGATAATTATGGTTATACTCCTATGGAATTAGCGGAAGATGAACTTAAAGCTATTGAGGATGAGCAGATTCGTGAACAAATTAAATATATTCAAGATAAGTTAGGTATAAAAGTAAACTTAACAGAAGATGAGGATTTCCATGGTAGTGTTAATTATGATGGTAATAACAATCCATATGTCACCCTAAGTAAAAAAAAGGTGCGTGAGGATACTGTTTTTCACGAAGCTATTGGTCATATATACATTAATTCTATAGGTGGATTAAATAATCCTAGAGTAGCTAAACTAGCAAATGACTTATCTAAGACGGATAGGTTTAAAGAGATATTGGAAAATAATCCAGAAATGGAAGAAGAGCAAGCTAAATTGGAGATAGTTGCAGAATCTGTCGGTAAAGAAGCTACTGCTCTATTTAATAATAAGCCACAAATAGACTCTTTTAACAGGTTTAAAAAATGGTTATATGCTCAGATATCAAAATTATTTAAAACATCAAATAACATAGCTAAACAGCTTGCTGAGGAAGGAATTAACAGAAAGTCATTAACTAATGAATCATCATTCATTCCAACATACATTCAATACGACAAGTCACCTCCAAGTGACCATTTCAAAAGCTTGAAAGGAACTAAGGTGAAAAATAGCGGATCTCATGTTGAATTTGATAAAAAAAGTCACAAATATAAACTTGGTGATGTAATTGCATCAAGATCTGTTACTGAAATGATAAGTAGCGATGAGTTTGCTGAAATGCCAATAGACTCTAATGGTGAATATGTAATCCCTGGAGTAGAGTTTTATAAGGACAATATGAATAATCTACCATTGGCTGTTAAAAACGCCATGTCTGACAAAAGTGTATACTCAATTAATGAATTATTTGATAATAAAGAATTATTAGAGGATGTTGGGAAATTAGCTATAAGCACGGCTATGGGATATGATATTCAGGCAGATTACGGAACTTACGTTCATGATTTATTAGAAACTGCGATAGACGCCAATAAATGGGTAGCTGAAGATAAAAAGTTACAACCTATATATGATTTTGTCCATGACTTAGTTGATGAGTATGCGGAAAAGGGATATAAACCAGTATCTGAGGCTAGATTATTTGATAAATCAAAAAAGATCGCGGGAAGTGTTGATTTAATATTTGTAAAACAATCAACTGGCGAATTTGCTGTTTATGATTTCAAGACAAGAAATGAAAAGAATCCAGTAACTGATATACATAGGAAAAGGAAATATGCCAAACAGCTTGCGGCGTATGCTAATCTTATTGAGAAGTTGTATCCCGGACTGGAATTTAATGGTGATGCAACTATATTAACATTGCCAATTGATATAGATTTTGAAAATTCAGAAAGTAAAGGATTATTATCATCCATAGAGCCAACAATAGATAATGTTGATAAGATTAGTAGGAATAAATCTTTATGGACTCCTATATATAGCGAACTAGGTCAGCAAACTGGGAATATCAGCTTATCTGTATCTGAATCAAATGAATTAAAAGAAACTGTAGAGTCAGTATCTAAGAAAATAAAGAATATGCTCAATGGTTTGTTAAATTCAAACAATGGGCTTATAAATAGGCCTTACAAGGATAACGTTATATCCACGATAGAGAGACTTGGTAAGTTAGATGACCTTGAAGGACTTAATGAATTTATAAGGATTTCGGAAATAGAGTTATCTGAACTACAGCTTAAATACGATAATATACATGAGAATTCCCTAGGGACCTCCGCTAATGAGATACGTGAGCTACAAGTCCGTTACGAGAAGCTTAGCATATTAAGTGACGTCAATAATGTCCTTAATGAAATGCTTACCGGGATGGATAAAGCCGATAAGGATTATGATGTTATTTTCAAAATGTCAGCATCTGCTGCAAAAATTAAAAATAAGGCAGCATCTAGGTATACGTCATTAAAGGATGACGCTACATCTAAATGGGGGTTTATATTAGCTACGTTAGGTAATTCTGGAGCCATAGATATGAAGGAGCGTTTAGAGCGAAAATTTGAAGATGAAAATCCTCCCGTCAACGAGTTAGCTAGAAATATGTTTAAGTTAGATGGGAAGCTAGTAAATTCTTCAGTATGGACTTTGGCTAGAGATAACTATGTATTTGAGAATTTATCTAAATCAAAAGATGCTGTATTTGAGAAAGACAAAAAGATGTGGATGGACTACATTAAAAACGGTAGTTATGACATAACATGGATGGACGCCTTAGTGTCTGACGCGTCAATGACGAGATCTGTATTAGTTCAGACTGTTAATGCGTTTTTATCTGATAGAGAGGACGCTGCAAGAGAGGTTATGATTACTGAAGGATTAGCATTTGATAAGAAGGTTGCTGATTATATAAAGAGAAAAGGAATCTCTTACAAGCAGTTGCATGGTGAGATAATTGACCTTGACAAAGATGGCAATCCTACTGGATTATTTATTAGTGAGTATAAAGGGAGTTTGTTACATGAATATCGTAGATTGCAAAACATAATGCAGGAGATACATGCTGATGAAAGTAAAAATGATGACGATTTCAAGAAAGCTAGAAAAGAATTAAATGTATTTATTAAGAAAAATATAGTAAATGGTAAACCTATTAAAAAATGGGAGAATAAAGGATACGCAAAACATAAAGATTTCTTAGAAAATGTCATCTATCCGCAGATCAAAAGAAGTGATTCGCATGTTGAAAATAAATTAAGTAGAACTTATAAAAAGCTTGGTAAAATAGACTACTATTCAATACCTCAGGTAAGAAAAGAAGGTGGAGAATATAGGAACGAATTAAATTTAACAGGATACGCGAAGGATAAGATTTCTGATTTATGGGACTTTAAGAAAATAGGGTCTGGTGATATTCTTGAATTAGAGTCTTCCGAAAATGAATCATTAAAGAAAGAGGCTGAGGATATGTCTAATGAGGATGAGCTTAGAATGGTTAAGCTTAATCTTAAAGGGGAGCTTAATAAGAGAATCCCAATGTATTATAGACACGAATTACCAATAGATGAATTATCATTTGACCTAACCACATCATTACAGAAGAATCATGAAAAAGCTATAGAATATGGTATGCGTTCAGGAATGCAGAACGAGCTAGAGATGCTTTTAGATATAGTCAAAGAATCTAGGCCATTAGACACTATAGGAATGGATAAAAAGAAGCAATTTGATAAAGATTCTTTAACCAATGAGGTTGTTAGAAAGTCTAGTGGAGATTCTAATGAATACAAGTTATTAAAGTCTGTAATTGAAACAAGGCTTTATGGGCGACGTAGCACAACTGTTGACGCTGGTGCATTCGGACCTAACAGGATGTCTAAAATGATAAACGGATATGTATCAAAGACATTCTTGCTAGGCAACTGGATGGGTGCATCAGTGAACTTAATGCAAGGTAAATTTAATAACATGCTAGAAGGTTCATTTGGTAGACATATGGAAAAGGGAGCGCTTAACGCTGCTGAAAAAGATTTCTGGGGAGACTCTAGAAATTGGATGAATGATGTTGGATCAAATATATCAAAATCAAGAACTAGCATACTTTTGAAACAATTCAATATTCAAGGGGAATTTGCTATGATATCAAACCCTACATTCAGGAAAGACTTATTTCAGAAGATAGTTAATAAGGATCACATGTTCTTTATGCACTCTATGGGTGAATTCTACATTGAAGCTACACTAATGTATGGTATGTTGAACTCCATTAAATTAATGGATAATAAAGGAAATTATCTAGGTAAAAATGGGAAAGTTGTAAAAGAAGTATCTAAGGCAGCATCATTAAACGACGCTATAACAGTTAAGGATGGCAAAATAGATTATTCTATAAAATTTTATACAACTAGCCAGAATCCTTACAAAGCATATGATAGGGGCAGAACCGGATTATATATAAGGGATGTTATGGCTGACGCTAGTGGTCAATATGATGATAAAATGGTATCCCATGCACAGAAGACAGCTTTTGGCAGATTATCATTTAATATGCGTAAATGGATACCTAGAACAGTCCATAAAAGACTAAAGGGAATGACTTATGCTTTTACTGATTATGATAAATTAGATATTCATAAAAAGGGATATAATGAAGCTAAGACGGAATTTAACGAAGGTATATATTCCTCTACCGCTAGATTCATTACAGGATTAGCGAGATCAATCAAGAAGAATAAATCGTTAATGGTTGGCGAGAACTGGTCTAAATTAACTGATGGTCAGCGAAAGAATATCCATCAAACTATAGCAGAGTCTACAATGATGGTTATGACGGGCCTTTTAGGAGTGCTGTTTCTTGGACTGCATGATGATGACGAGGATGATAAATTCTTAGCATCCATTACATATATGATAAATAGATTACATTCGGAAATGCTGTTTTACAGAGACCCTAATGAGGCAATGAATATATTAAGATCGCCATTAACATCTACCACAATGATAGAAAATGGAGGTAAGTTAATAGCAAGATCATTGCATGGCCCTACGGAGGATGACGGATGGTATGAAACATATCAATCAGGATGGAGGAAAGGAGATTCTAAAATGATGAAAGAGTTCATAGGACTCACACCATTCAAACAATTTGCGATGTATGGAGATATGAAAGCTCTACCATCAAAAGTTGACATTTTTAATAAATAATAAAAAAGGTGCGACTAGACATTTTGTCCGGACGCACCTTTTTTATTTATAATAACTTCAATATACCAATATTATTTGGTATATATTCCCTAATACTACCATTTTCAATAGCATCACGCCATTCTTGATCTATTCTCATCCATAACGTTACATCCCCTTCATACTCCCTCTCTATCCATCCAAATGATCCCGTAATAGTTCTTTCATTAACATGCCCCTCATTGTATAATTTAAGTATATCATTAGCTTCATCACCGGAGGACGAATTAGCAGTAGCTATATTCTTAATAAAAACATATCTTGCCTTATATTTATCCAAGAACCTATGTAATACATTTACTGGATATATTTTATTTTCCATATTAAAAAAGTGTTAGTTGTTTATCGTCAATCTTATCTATTACTTTATTCGCTTTCATAATGTAATATTTAAAATTAATCTTTCTATATTTTTTGTCTTCGACTTTATTGATAGGCCTACAATGATAACCAGTTATTAATGGTTTCCAATGCTTACTATTCATCTTCCTATGAACTATATTCCCGAAAGATTGAGATACATAGTATCTGTTCTCTCTACTTAAAGCAATGCTCTCGTGTTGAGTTTCATAACTAGCCACACTATCACTCTCAATACTACTGGAGTAAGTGTAGTTGTTTATGTCATCTCTACCATCAATAACTGTCTTTTCTACAGGAATATCTTCAATGAAGTAATTATTAATTGCCTTTGTCACAATAGGGGCTCTTAATGCATCGCCTATCTTAACTTCGTTATTAAACAATCCAACCCCGTCAAATTCATTATCAATTCCTGTAATAGCGTAATTATTTACATCAAGATATATTAATCTATCAAGTAGTTTAGTCTCCCATGGGATGCCTAATTCTTCAGATGTTTGATTTAACGCTATTTTAAGCCCTTTTAAGCTACTTTCTTCAGCTTTGAGTATAATGCCATCTGTATTTGAATAAATACATTCTACACCATCTACAAGCTCAACATTATCTATAACTTTTAATAATGTAAATTGCCCAAACATATATAACTTTACGGCCGCTTTAAAATCTCTAAACATTGATTTTTTAGCTGATAAGTTACCAGATATAGACGCAATTGTGCGCTTTATCATATTATGTGCAGGATTGTCATTATTTTTAAGTTTAGTTCTTAATTCAATCAAGTCTTTTATAACTTCCAAAAACCTCTCGGACACATGATTTGGCCTAATATCTTGCTGGATAATTAGTTTCCCATAAAATGTATTAAAATCTAAATAAATCAACTTTCCACCATCAGGCGGCTTTATAATTCCAGGCTTACTTACACTATGCAATCCGCCCCTTTTGAAATTATGCACTATTGATTTAGTTATAACTTGTTCGTCGATCTTTGAATTATTTTCAGATAACGTAACACTCTTCAATCTTTCAAACAAATCTGTAATAGACTTATTCTTAAATTTTAGGTGATACGGTAGAATATCTTTTAACTCAATAAAACTATATTCTTGTCTTGATTTGTATAAATCCCATTTACTTATACCAGTTTTGGCCGTGTATTTCTTTTGAAGAATCATTGAAGCAACTGTTGAATTAGTGCTACACATTAAATCTTCATTATACTCCTTACTGAGATACTTACGTATTTTAAGACGCTCTAGCGACTTATTATATAACGAATGGATGATTTCTACCTTTCTTTCAATAAACTCCTTTAAATGGCCTTTAAATGACTCTGACATATTTAACTTGTCAGTATTTAAATGCGTTACATTTTCAAAGTTTATAGATATTGCTGTCTTTAGTAAATTCTCACTCTTTAAGTCATTAACTTTTTGTAAATCAACATAACCTATTCTGTAGGTCTTGTTTTTATACGTTCTATAATCTTCACTACTATTGTGAGAGTGATCATTCAATACTTTTTTAATGTTCTGAGAAAATTCAAATATATCATGAGCTGATGCTCCGTGATTATTCATTATATATGACAATATAATACTGTCATATTTCTTAATGTTATAACCGCACAAAACACCATGCTTCTTGACCATTTTAGTTATCTCATCAACCTCATTAACTTTTGAACCGATTAGATAAACTATAGACACTCCTTCTGTATTGCGAAAACCAACCCCACACAATGCAGGGCTGGCTTCTAAACTCATAAATATCATTCCTTTCCCATCTTTTTTAAAATGTCAGTAAATAATATAGGCGTATAATCTAGTCTTTCGGCTGATACATTAAAATACATCTTGTCATCAAGTGTATGTTCGTGCATATGTCCATGAATGTTTCCTCTCCATCTGGTCTTAAAATCATTATCATACAACTCTTTTGAATGAACAGGAATATGCGTTAACATAAATCCCTTGTAGCTTATAACTCCAGCTACACCGTCCACGTATTTAAGTAATTCGGCAGTATCTTGCCATCTATGATGGTTGCCTAAAACAACTACTTTTCTTCCATTCATTGTGTTAAAACGATAATAATGCTCTTTAGACTCCATTGTGACATCGCCTAGTATATAGACTAAATCTTTCTTATGAACAACTTTATTCCATTGTTCAACAATATGTTCATCTTGGTAGAATTCGTCCTGAAATCCACGATGATGAGCCATCCATTTATGCCCGAAATGTAAATCGGATATCATTCTAACCTGTGATATGATTAACCTCCTTCATAATTTATACATTTTTCAACATTCTCTTTACTTTTGTTATTATGATACACCCAAAACATTGCGTTAGCTTGTATCGCTCCAATATGAGTCATTCCTGACTCCTTGTCAATCTCTTCTCCGTCCATTAACGAAAACAGATGTCTAGATAAACTTTCTAGTATCTCAGTTTTGTCCAACCCAATCTTCCAGTTCGACTTACCGTATTTAATTTCTCCATATTCCAACATTCTAACCATTGGGATTAAGGATTCAAAATGAACTTGGCTCCATTTTGGCTTGCCTTCATTATACCTTAGTGATTTTCCCATCGTCATCATATTTCTCAGTTGATATTTCCCTTACATCTCCTATAAATCTAGTATAATATTCCTCTAGATCTATTCCCGAATTCCCACAACTACACATATCTAATTGATGCGTAACAGAAGAATCGGAAGTATTCACCTTTCCGCAGGTTAAACACTCCCATTTCATAACCATCTTACCCATTATAGATATCAATAAATTGATCTAATGTCATTTGAGATACAGATGGAATACCTTCTATATCATTAATTACAGTTAACCCTTTTAACATGACAGGGCCAAACTTACCATAATCAAATGCATACGCTTGTGAGTCAATTAAACAACCACTATCTATAGCATAAAGCATTTTCTTTCCGCCAGTATCATAGAATGATCTGATACCGAATTTTGAATGATAATGGCCTTGAGCAACTGATTTCCCTAAATTCCTCGCTCTAGAAATGGCTTGCTGAGACATTCCGTGAGTGAATATAAAATCGCCAATTTCATGGAAGTCTTTAAATTCCCATCCAGGAACACCTAGCGCTTCTGATATGCCCTTTATCCATCTACTTGATAGTCCAGCAGCAAATGCCTTTCTGTTCGGTATAACATCGTGATTACCAGAGCATACCATTGCTTTTGGAACTAATTTATATAAAGCTTGAATTTGTTGTTTAGCTTTATTAAATTCGTCATTCTCCGACATTCCGTCAGGGTCAACATCATGAAAAGATGAAAAATGATTATCTTGTATATCGCCTGCTAAAACAACATCTGTTATATTGTTATTTTCTAGCATATGCTTAATGAATGGAATTGCCATTTTATGCATGAATGGAGCATGCAAATCTCCTATAAATAAGACATTCCTTTTTCCTGGATTAACTAACTCAGCCATCTTTAGCTTAGTTATACCTTTAGCCATCTTTACACTATTCACGCTAACACCAAACATTCTGGCAATTAATGGAGCTCCAACTCCCGCGTAAGACGTGTTGTTTACGAACTTTTCTACTAAAAATTCTACTTCTTTTTTATTACTCATATATAAATTGTTTTTTAAATTAATAAAACACAAGTTACATATAATAGTTATAATAAGTTAATTTATGGACACTATTGTATAATCTAAATAACTAGGGTGTCCATTCCCTCGTTTATTATTTCTCTGTTTAATAAATTCTGTCTCTGAACCAATACCATTATTCAATACTTTTCTAAGCATCTTTATGGTCTGATTGTGAGCAAAACTACTAACAAATGTAAATGCATCCCTGCCTTTGCCTGGCTTATATTTTGATAATATTTGCGCAAGTAACTTCTCGACTACTAAATAATATGTTTCTTCAGCAACTACATCTTTCTGGTAATTATATTTATTAAATGGCAATCTTCTGCTTGACATAACATTTACTATTATTTGCAGTGTCATAATACCCATTCTATTAGTCCATTCTTCACGTTCTACTGATTTCTCAAACTCTACTTGGTAATCTTTTCTATTGACCGCTTTTCTCTCGAACCTCGGATTGTTTTTGCCTACTTTTAACCTCATCTCTCTTGTTCTTTTCGTAACGATCCTCTAAACTAAGTATCTCTGTTGTATAATCATCTAATTCACTTGTAGACACCTTGAGTATCCTTGATAAATTAAGTAGCGATAAGACACGTTTAGATGTCTTAATCTCATATACAGCATCAGCTAATGCGAAGTAAAACTCCTGCTCCATTTGAGACAGGTGTTCTACATCCTCATTATGCAATTCCGATAAAACAAAAGCAACGTGGTCAGCAGACACACTATTCCTATTTGTTGTTGTCATTTTATAATATTTTAAATACTCCTACTGGTAATACTCGATTATTTATTACTAATCCGCTACCGATACATTTGTTGTTATGTATATTATAAGCATATCTATACCCCTTATTGTAATATTCCTTAAATTGATCCGAATAATACTCCATATTTAAATGGCCTACAGTGATATGCCACGATAACTGATCCTTTATTAATGGCTTTGATTTAAACATAACTACGTCCGCTCGAGAATTAACCCCACATAACACTATGCCTCCTATGTCACCCGCCCTACATGTTCTTATCATTTTAAATTATTAATTATTAAAACCAACCTACAGCTTCACTGTCTTGGCATCTCCTGCCGCGTGCACAAGATAAATCTCGTATTATTCACGTCATCATGTATCCACTCATGATTAAGATTTCGGGTCTTTCGGGCACACTGGGCTGGTTATTAGCTACTACAGTGCCTTTTTCACTTTTGTTATTTACTCTAAATTAATACCGATATTATATCTCCACATAAAACCTCCAGCTGTACCTTTTTCATTTTTACAAACTGAGCTGATGCGGCTACTGCTAATATTAGTTTCTCTCTCCGCTTGCGATATTGAATAATAAGTTCTTAGAAAATAACCCCATACAGAATATTTATTTACTGATCTTAATTTTCTTTTATCAACACCATTAATTACATTACTATATCCTTTCTTATTATTCTCATGCCAAGTAACTAATCTAATATTGCTAAATGAATAGCATCTTTCATCATTTAATCTATCTACACTCGGTTTGAGATTTGAATTATAATTTGATTTTACCCAATTATTATATAATGTTTTAAAATTATTATTATATAACCATTTTATTAATTCTATCTTAGAGTATTCAGGCATCAAATGTCCTCTGCGTTTTGAATTAGATTTTTGTGATGAATATATAGACGTTATTAATCCATTTTCCGTTTGCCTTTCTTTCTTTCTACATTCTTTACATTCGCTTCTGTATTTTTTATTTTTTAAACCAAAATTATCTATTTGTAATATATTTTTACATTTTGAACATTTTTTACTTTTCATATTACCCACATTTTGAATATCCACAATCCTTACAACTGGCACAACCACCTTCTTCTATATAGTTCTCACTATCACATTCAGGACATATTGATTTAGTCTTCCTTGAGGAATATTTATTTAATACTCTAGCTATAGCTTTAGTAAATCCAACTACTAATCCGTTAGATTTATTTAACTGTTCAACTATAAATGCTATATCTGCACCATGCCTTAATGATGTAGAGATCATTCTGGTTAAAGATAATTCATTCTCTCCAACATTCAAATTAATATCTTCATAGATATCTTCATTAATAATTAAATCATATTTACCCCTTTTCGCTTTTCGTAGAATACCAACATCTCCTTTAATAGAATCATATTGTTGCTCAAATGCGAATACTTCATATGGCTCATCGTCTAATTTACCAACCAAAACAGTATACTTTACTCCTTTAGCTGTTAATTTATGAATGTCACATATTAGGTCTTTTGATCGTTTTGGAGAGCTTTGTCTATTTATTGATACCGGACGGCCATCTTTGTCTTTCTTATCATTAGATGATACTAATACACCTTGTCTTGACCCATCTCTATAAACAGTCACTCCTTTTAATCCCATTTTCCATGACTCCATATAAATATCACTAACTTCTTGTTCAGTAGTATTTTCTGGTAAATTAATTGTAGAAGATATTGAATTAGTAGTATATTTCTGAATAATAGATTGTATTTCCACCCTATCCTTCCATCGAATATCGTTAGCTGTTGAATTATGCCATGGGGATACCGAAAATGCTATTTGTAAATTAGCTTCTGATAAATTATCCATATTATCTACCCAGTCATAATCGTAATGTTTTTTCATCCAATATTCAAATTGTTTATGAATAACATTATGGCCTTTCCATTCAATACCATTTTCATCTGTAAAATCAGCAACCTCACCTTCAGTAACTTTCTTATTACGTGTATAATAAGGCATAAATAACGGCTCTAAACCACTTGTTACACCAGCTAATATACTTAAACTCCCAGTTGGGGCTACTGTTGATATATTGATGTTTCTACGACCATATTTCATCATTTTAATGTAAGTAGAATACATTTCTTCTTTCATCATTTTAACAAAATCAGAGGTTTCTTCTATCTTAGGACTAAACCCATCAAAAGCACCTCTTTCTTTAGCTAATTGTATAGATTCCTCAAATTCAGATTCAGCTTTTTCTTTCATCACAATATTCAAGAATCGTTTAGATTTTAATGACCCATAAACTAATCCTAATGCCGCGAAAGTATCTCCTAATCCTGTAAATCCAGCTCCTATTCTACGTCCTTTACGCCCTGAATCCTGAAACTTTCTCCACATATTAATCTCTCTAGACTTAATAACATCTGGTTCTTTAGATAATTCTATATGATTAATTATTTTATCAATATATTCAATTTCTAAATCTACTAAATCATCATTTAATCTAACTAATACTCTGCATACTCTTTTGTAATTATCATAATCAAAGTAAGCATCTTCTGTATATGGGTTTATTACTGACCCTAACATATTAGACGCTATTAACCTACATGAATCATATGCTTGTAACGCTTGTTCTCCACACGGATTTGTGCTAACATTCTTGTAATCGGGATATACTGAGCTAGTTGAATAATTATGATGTCTATCCCAGAATAAAATTCCTGGTTCGGCATTATCTCTAGCCTGCTTAACTATTAGATCCCATAATTCTTTAGCATCTACGCATTCTATCACTTCACCTTCAAATTCCAATGGCCATATATCAACATTTTCGACAGCTTTCATAAAATCATCAGATATCCTAACTGATAAATTAGCACCAGTAACTTGTGATAAATCTGATTTTACTGATATAAATTCTTTAATATCAGGATGAGATACATCTATTGAAGCCATCAACGCTCCTCTTCGGCCATCTTGCGCAACTTCATTAGTTGTATTACTAAATCGTTTCAAAAATGATACAGCACCACTTGATGTTCCTGCAGCATTCTTTACATTAGACCCATTATATCTCAATGTTGATATATCTACGCCTACACCGCATCTCCGCTTCATCAATTGAGCTAATTCCTCATCTGTAGAGAATATTCCTCCATAAGAATCAAATGGCGAATCTATTACAGTGCAATTAGATAATGATACTATCTTATTACTACCAAGACCACTCATTATACTCCCTTGTGGAATTATATGTTTAAAATCTATTAAATAAGATAATATTTCATCTTCAGATAAAGGATTTTTATAATTTGATTCTATTCTGGCAAATTCTTTTGCCATTCTTTTATGCATATCTAGCGGTGTGGACTCTCCATCATGTCTGTATTTATCATACCAGACTTTAGCGGCTAATTCATCTCCGTTAAAATACATTATATTATCTGTCATTAACTATATATTTAAATTGTTTATAAATAAATATAGTTATAGATAATTGTTAATTATTGTGTTAATCTAATATTCTTGAATTTACTATCTTCCAATATGCAAATTGAAGAATATTCATATCGCTATAAAATTTAACGAATTCTTTAGATGATTCTAAATCATTACTTAATTTAATCATAGCTTCAGAATTGTCCTTTAGTGTAGATTTATACGTAACAATTTTATCACGTAATATTTCTGCACTCTTATTACATTTGATTAATGATTCTTTAGTTTCTGCAAATTCAACAAAATATGCTGAATCAGTAGCGCTAGAATCATCATTCTGGCTAATTAATTTCTCTTCCAACTCAACTACTTTTGCAATGAGTTCCTGCTTATTCATTTTTCTCAAACTCTTTCCCATATTACCATCTAATTATACCTTTTTCTGTTTCAAGACTAGCTATTTCAAACAAGTCTTCATAATATTTTGAAGCTGTGATTATAGCCTCTCCTTTTAGTCCAAGTCTATTGAAAATATTCAATTGATCGACAGTCATAACCTTGTTATTATCGCTAACATATGAAAATAATAGTTCATTAATGTTTTCTGGGACAGGATTATCCATTATCTCTATATACCGACCTCTTGTCATAATATTTTTAATATACCCATATTGTTATGCATTACCTTCTCTAAAATATAACCAGACGAAGACAATGCGTCAGACAGCCAACTAATTTTGCCATGATGTTCTTCTCCGTTATCGTGATTATAAATAACAGTTTCGCCAAATAGATTAATTATATTACATCGTATATTAGACATTTCCCTATAATATACCTGACCTTTTATTAATTTAAAACGCTTGCTCATATGTCTTGTATCTTTTTAGAGGAATCTCCTTGTTTTTTAATTCTTGAAATACCATTTGTCCAATTGCTGTCATCTCATTATAATTCTGTTTAGTGATAAATTCCCAATCGCCATGCCATAAATCAGACACTACTTGATTCAGTGATTGAGGAATGTTAAATGTGTAAGATATATAATCTCCATTATCTCTATGTGTTACATATAAATTATGGCCTCTTAAATATTTATCAAATTCGACATATCCAAATGATTCATAGCCAGTGTCAATGTGATCATCTTTAAATAATATATCTATGGTTATTGTATTCTTATATTTTCTATGATTCATATAAGAGTTAAATGCACTATACCTCATGTCTAAGTTTTTTTCAAACATTGGATATATCATGTGGTAGCTTTTGTTAATTATCATTATTCTAACCTCCCGTTAAAATCAATAGACAAAAAGCCTTTCTCTACCTGTTCTCGGCTTTTGTTATAAATCTTATTAGATCTATGCCAATCAACCTCATCAGCTAATTCTAAATAACCTCGCTTTCTATAATTACCTAAGAAGAACCCATACTTACCAGCAGCAACCCAATCTTTATTAACTTTAAATAATACTGGATTGTCTGGCTCTTTTGATGATATTACGATGTTTTCAATATCCGCAATATCATAATCTGGATAAGTCTCATTACGCCATTCCTCAACCGCGTCTGTATATACCGCATCCTGAATATAATAGCGGAAATTCATAAATGAACTCCTGAACTCTTCTACAGGCAATCCCATAGTTTTCAAGTCAAAAGGTCTAATCAGTTTATTTTCGTGATCTAATACAACTAAATCTAATCTTGATTTAAATTGCTCTTTGTCTCCCCAAAGTATAGATAACTGAAATATAGATTCACCTTCTTCATTCTTAAATAACGGCCCAGTAACTTTATCATTCAATAATGCTCCAGCCATCTTATCTGCTAAATTCCACATTTCTTGATCAACAACCCTTTTGCCAAAATTATTAAAATACTCCATTATATACCCTCTAAACGCACTTGTATTAAACTTCTTAACAAATACATCAGGTTTCTTAACGGAGTCCCATAAGATAAGCTCATGGGCTAATTCAGCCACTAAATCAATATTCATCACGCCCTTTGGCGCAAACTTAACGAAATCTTTCTTAATCTCATCAAATAACACTAATAATGATGCTGTCGGCGTTTTGTGTTTTGATATCGCATAAATACTATCAACTTGACTTGCATTTGTGACCATATCATCAACTAGGCTACCTAATAACATCGCCGGAGTCTCTTTAAACTCCTTAATTAGCGACATTGGGCCGTCGCGATCGAATCTGGCTAACATTGAATAACTCTTCTTTCTAATTGAATAATACTCACTGTCTTTAATTAACCTCATCAGACACCTCCTTTTCTTTCGTAAGGATTATATTGACATAATTACCTCTGTCATCTATATCCTTCTTAGGTATTTGATTAGTATTCATCGAGACCGTGCCATTATCCTTATCTTCAGTAAAGATAGTATCTTCACAAGTCTTGCAATAATGAGCAACATTAATCTTGTCTAATTTCCTACCGCTAAAGAAGAAGTTGAAATCCAATTCGTAACCTCCATCTAATTTAAGATTATTAGTTTGTTCTCTGACTAATTCCTTAAACGCGTTTTTCCATTTACTCTTCACTATAAAGTGTTGAGTGTTAAATTTATTAAGACTGAGTTTATCAAGATTAGTTAAACTAAACTCAATATACTCAGTCGTTTTTACTTTTCTATTCATATATCAATCTTTATAAATTTAGATTGATCGTTATTAGTAAGTTATAGAATTTTTAATACTCCTATATTTCGTGGTGATTTTATTAATTCCCAATGATTAGTCCGAATATGGTACGATGCATTATTTTTATCAATTTCATATCCGTCAAAAAAATTATCAAGCATATACGACTTATCTATTGTTATTCCATATTCGCTAACCTTAATAATTTTAAAATCAATGCATTGATGTGGCTTAAAAAATGGTTCACATCTTTTGAATTTTTGCCCAACTTTAAATTTAAACTCCATATTAAAGTATTTTAAATATCCCAACTTTAGGAACATGAGTGACCACCAGTGTCCAAAAACCCATCTTAATATTAGATATGCACGTGGTGTATGATATTTCGTTAGCGGTATTGCTGAACCATAAATTAGGTAAGTATATAAAATTACCATCAGCTAGTCTTCTTACAATTTTTAATTGAGAATTATCATCACCAATCCTTGCATAAACATCGCCAATTTTGATAGGTCTCATTAAAAGAGCTTAATTGGCGGTTCGTAAGATTTATCTTCACTAGATATCTTTAAATACGTTTCTATATCATTAACTCCTATAGTTGCGTATAATTTCTTTCGCTCGTCTATATATGTAGTTAATGCAGAAACTTCTTTCTTGCCGAAATACTCATTCAATATTAAGTCTAATGTGATTTTCTTACCAAAAACCTGTTTAAAAGTTCTTTTCTGAGCATAATCAACAATCGCTTCATTAATCATTATCCAATAAGCTATTTTATAAGGGTTCGTTGTCTCCTCATGTATCCTGGATTCAACAGTCCTCCCTTCAGAAAATATCATTGGAACTAAATTAAAGATTCTGTATCTAGCACCTATCTGCCACTTATGTTCCCCGTTAGGGTCTTGTGGATGATTAAGTCTTTTACCCTTGTAAGATTCTCCATTCATGTTCCCATTAGTGAAGAATTGCATTAATTCATTAAAGTATGAATCTACGCTGTCACGCGACAATCTAGGTAATCTATCAGAATAAGCCTGTCTTTTCACATCATTCCTGCCTTGCTTATAAGCCGGGAACATAGAGTATATTTCATCTTGTAAATTATACAAAACTTCATACATTGTAACAATACTGTCTTTATCGGTATTTAATCCACCTATATGCACATGTAATGAATTAGCTGTGCTTATTTGGCAATACTTAGATACCGCTTTAGCGATATCTACAGCATGTCCTAAATCATTAAATGGCACAGAAGTATATTCAAACCCTCCTATAGACCCATCCCTTAAAGGGAATAATCCTAGTGATGTTAATTCAGAAACAGGGATTTTACCATTCTCTGTTTCTATTTCTACACCAAACGAATATTTAGATTTTCTTATTGGATTAAATGAGAATTTTGCATCTCTATAAAATCCCATAATTTTATCAAAGTTATAGATTTCTCTACGATACAACATGCCTGACTGACCACTTATGTTAGATGCGTGGCCTCTCTTGTAATATATTCCGTTTTTCTCATTTCTAGAATAATTAGAACTATCAAATTCACTAGTTCTATGTCTCTCGATTTCACCAGTATCTTCATTGTATACCTCAACGATATTAAATGGTATACCAGTGCTATAACCCATGATATCATCACCTTCAGCATTAACGCCTATTGTGTATATCTTTAATCCTCTTGAATTATTTTTAATATGATCGTCAAAATATGACTTACGAACATATTCATCTTTTCTGTCAAGATTTTTATAAATATATTTATCATCACAACGTCTCCATACTCCATCTATCCTGAAACAGTCAATATTTCTTTCATAGAATTCAGGCTTTAATTTCCCCCGTCTAAGGCGTCTGCATTTTGATCTTGGAGCCTTTTCTCCATTAAATTTAATTATAATATTTTCCATTATTCAGATAAAATTTTTAATGCTTGTTTTAATTTGTCAATTTCCGATTCGCACACCTCCACTAAACGTAAACTATTGTCATGATTTTGAAATAATTCAGTCCCTATTGCCTTGATTTCCTCTATAGCACCTTCTGTGGCGCTTATGGCATCAGCTCTACAATAATGAATATCTTGTATAGTATATCTGCCGTCATCGATGTCATTATTCGCTGGATCGTTATTGTCAGCGATAGGCGATGCTGATATTATGTATGCTATAGATGGTGATATTAAATCATCATGAGGGGCGCTATCATTTAATAATAGTATATCCTCAATAAACGCTTCTACAGCAATATTATTTTTATCCATCCCGCTATAAGAATCATCAAATGTTCCATTAATATCCGTTACTTTTATGACTTTCCATTCGTTAGTTAATACAACATCACCAACAGTCAAGTCCTCCAGTAAGAAATTTATAGCCGATTCTATATATCCGTAGCGATCAAATACATAATATTTAATAGACGCAAATAGAGGTTCGTAAACACTAGTATATAGTGTAGTCTTATTCTTATAATACTTAAGGTCTTCAGTGTTACCTGTAGTTTTAAATATTTTAAGTATAGGCATATCGGTCTTGCCTGACAGCAATTCTAAACTTAATGGAGTCCCTGGATTAACAAGTCCTAGTGTATTTAATACTAATCCTTTATAATCATTCATATCCTTTAATAACCATCCTTGAATAAATGCATATTGTGAAGTTCCGCTTGTAGCGACAGGATTAATAGTTCCGTCACTAAATACATGATAAATACCATTCACCGGGTTATTATTCCTCCAGTATCGACTTTTATAATAATGTATTCGACTACCTATTAAGTCTTCATCAACAAATTCATCAGGGAATCCCTTTCTAGTATCAATTTCTGAAATTATTCCATAATCCAAATCATCTTTAATTGAATATTTCTTATAGAATTCAGTTAAGTTAGAAATCGTGCATACTGAACCCCTTTCCTCTCGCCCAGCTCCAGTGCCAATCGACATCTGAGCCTTTGTTGATTGGTTTACGTTTTTTGATCCTGGAGCAACATAAGGTTTATAGGCCGCTGTTTGCTGAGCTTTAGATCTATCTATAGTCTTTATTATCGACGGAGTTGATTCTCCTGTGCTGCATTTTATAACAACATTAGCCTTGACTTTATTAACATACTCTTCAGCATCATCCTTATTGTCAGCTATTATCTCTAAATAATCTTCTACTGAGCCAAAATAAAACCCTTCATTACCTTCGTATGTGTATAATGGTCTCTCCTCTGAAGTAAATGCAGTGTAACTTCCTGTTTTAGATTCTCCTCTAAAAACATACAAGCTATCTGGCTCATCTTTATACATCCATAATAATGATGCCGCACCAAAATAATCACTTAAAACATCGAATTCTTTTTTATTCAATATCTTAGCTAATACCGTAGTGTCAGTGTCCCCATGATCTATGTCTACTCCATACTTTTCAGCCAACGCCTCTTCGTTATGAATTGTTCCATTATGAACTAGTAAAATATTATCATACTCTACTGGATGAGCTTGATCTATAGTCTTTAAAGTCCCTATACTAGGCGCTCTATTATGAACTATACATACAGAAGGTATATTATTTGCATCAAACAAATCGCCATCCTCGAGTGATAATAATGGGCCTTTCATTACTTTATTTACATAATGTTTACCATCTTTATCAACCATAGCAATACCTGTAGAAGTTGTTCCTCTATCTCTATTTCCTATGGTTAATATTTTCATTTTATTAATACAAATATCACTTTCGTAACGTTTTATACTACCTGTTATACCACACATATTAAGTTATGTTTAAGTTAAATTTATCAATTATGACATTAGCTGACGCCTTGTCGTATTTGTTTATTGTTAATTCAATTATATCGTATAATTTGTTATCAACTCTAAACCCATTACGCCACGCAACTAATGCCCTTTCCGTTTGAGCCCATGCCCATTCCATATACTTCTCATCGAATAACCAAAAGTTATCTAATGATCGGTATTCTAAATATCGTTCTCGTTGCCATCTGAATTCTCCAGCTTTCCCGTAGAACATATTTCGTCTTTCCGTATCCTTACTCATTATTACAGATGGAACCCCTAGATACAAATCCATGATTCTAGTTATATCTATGCAATCCTCAAATGTCATGTCATAATCATCAACGCTCACGTGTAAATGACCACCGCAACTTCTTTTCTTAGATATTGACGCATCAGGCATTACATTAACCTTTCCGGTTCTTGCATTAAATGATTCAGAACACCCGAATTCTGTAGCATTTGCTGTAGATAAATATTTATCATTGAATTCAGCGACCGAATCCTCCGATACAACTAATTTATATGCAGACATCGCAGTCTTAACGTAATTCATCATGAATTTATGCTCATCAACGAAATCTCTTTTGTTACCAGATGGAGCAGTCAAGAACTCAAGTGACACATTATCTAATAATATACCTCTCTGTTTGTTCTCGTCAATCCATTCTGGCTCTGTTTTTGTTCCAGTCAATAGTCCTTCTGGGCTAAAGAAGTCTAAAACGCCTTTAACTCGACGCTTTAGAAAAAGTTCTGGGTCACTCCCAAGTAAAAATTTAACTTCTTTGTTATTCATTTGTTAATTAATTAATTAAATAATTCTTAATATTCCAATATTGTCAAGATTATGCTTTTTTACAAGTTTAAATATATTATCCTTTACATAATTATCAAATGGCGCATCAGCTTCTAAATTAATTAATGCGTCGCTAGTAGGTTCTCCCTTATTCACTCTTATAGTTTTAAAAGTTTTTATTCTTATGCCCCCTTTATGTAACCTCATATCATCTAACGGTCTAAAAAAGTGACTATTAAATTGGAATATATCATATTTGCTATATTTCATTACTCAGATAAATTAAATCTAGTTTTCTTCAACCTTCTATTAACACCATCTTCACATTTAACAAGTATAAATCTCTTGTTTTTTAATGTTTTAATGTCATAAGTTTTACCAATCACAATCCAATCTTCTCTGTACGAATCATCATTACATAAACCGAATGATGATTGTCCTTTTATAGACATCTTATCATATAGTTCCACATACTTCTTAGCTTTGAATAATTTTCTAACCTCGCTACGCAAAGCTTTTGTGACGTCAGATTTTCCATCATCATCAAACTTCTGGGCACACATCTTGTGAACGGTATTGTGAATACTTGAATTCATTCTATTCTTTAATCCACCCATTGATATTATCATGTGTAACTTTCTATCAGAATCATCTTCTGTTGGTAGTAATCCATGATATCCCCAATATTTCTTTCTGTATTCAGCCATTTGCCAAATCTCGTAATTATCCAAATGAGACAATTCATCAAGATCCCGTAACATAAATACATCATCCCATAAATCATCAAATCTATCAGACCATAATGCTCTAATTAAAGAATGTGAAGCTAATGTCATAGCCCCTTTCTTGTAATTAACGGAATTGGTTCTAAATGCATAAGCTAATTTATTATAGCTATTCTCTTTGGGTATATCTTCATTTATATTAGGTCTTTCAATGTTTACGATCTTAGGCTCTGTGTTAAGTAATTCTACATCAAATCCTAACGAATTGATATACTCCTCTACTTTCTTAACGTAAGAAGGCTCTCTCATGTGCTCATAAGCCATTTGATGCAAAAACACGTATGTTTCTACATTATACTCACCACTTATTGTAGCAAATGATTCACAACAATCTTGTCTACTACCTCTAGATCCATCATCAGCAACTCCAACCACTCTATAAGATGAGTTTCTTAATCCGTAATTACCAACTCTAGAATCCCTATCTTGTTTTACTCTCTTTAATGCCATTTGTTATATTTGATGTTATTACTCCTCTGAACAATCAGCTATAAACTGATCGATATTTCCCTCGTGTTCGTTATTGAAATTCCCTTCGTATCTACTATTATATAAACTTAACGAAAAGTCATTATTAGCGTAATCCATGAAGTTCTTAATGTAACGATAATGCGTAGTAGTGTTTATCTTCATTCCACATGCGGTATTAGCCTCTACAACTCTACATTCACCCTCATCATTCATTAACAAGTCTACGGCTCCAAAATCAAGCCCTAGCGCACTCATCGCATCTAATGACACATCGTGTATTTCATTACGAACATCTCCTTCGCTGTCGTAAAGATCCATTTCAGTTCTAACAAATGACCATCCAGAGCCTAAGTTTCTAACTTCTTCTCTTCGCTCAGTTCTTGTTATACCTAATCTTTCTCTACGCTCACTAGACATTGACTTCTTTTGTGTAATATCAGTGATTTGTCCCTTAAATATATGAACTCTAAATTCTGTAGTATTAGGAAAATTAGCTGTATATAACTGAGCATCTACTAACTCCTCTATATTATTTGCGATAATAATACCTCTTCCACTATGTGAAGAGATTCTTGTTCGGCAATAAACTTTATCTGTATTTTCAAATAAAGCAGCAGCATCAGTCCTATTTAATGCAAAATCCAATGTAGGAACTTCGTTGTCTGTTAATATGCGTAAGCATCTTCGCTTATCAGATGCGTTAGCGACATTCTCTGGTCTGTTTAGGATATCCACGCCCTCTGGTATAGAAAATCCAAATGAACCGCGAAAACCCCAATTAATCAATAATTGACCAACCTTAGGCTTGAATGTTGTGCTTTCAGGACGAACTCTATTCTTCCCTGGCTGAAATCTTGATATGGTTCTTGAACTCATGCTAGTTCTGTCCCATGATAATACTTTGATTTTCTTCATTGTTATCTCTTTTTATACAATCTTACAAACTTTTTATACGACGCAAGTAATTCGCTGGTAACTTCATGCTCGTATGAAAAGTTATTCCCATATCCACTATACCATTTAAATTCACCAGATGTCGTCACCCTACCTTCATGGTTTAGCAATCTCCTTCTGTGAGCTGACCGCACCTCTTCAGGAACATCTAAGTCGAAATTACCTCTATTCCCAGCAACTTTAATCACACCTTTTATTGATACGTATCGTAGTTTATTTACCCCGTATCTTGGTGGGGTATTGCCTTTTTCGGATGGGCGTATACCCACTTTTGTAATATTACCATTACTATCATGCGTTAGTCCATCGACTCTAAATACAGAACCTTCGTTATAATTCTGAAATCTCTTACTAATTATCTTAACAAGGTCACCATATTCAATAGGTTTATTATTATTTAATACATTAATCCCCGCGCTTTTAAACACGAGTGACAAGATACCTATCTTACTCTTACTCATAACTATTGTCTTTTTCTGTTAATTCCTCTACTCCACAATATTTATTCCAATCTCCATCCTCGATAATACTAGCTCCCCTAGCGCCATCTACATACAAGTAGATTCCAGAAGTTCCAGAAGTTGTCTCAATTTGAATTTCGTCATAAAAATCTTGCGCAGAATGAGGTTCGTTTGGGTCATAACCTTCCAACCCTCTCACTCTAGCTAACACGGCGTCCGAAACTAGATATTTCTCAATAACTAATTGACCATCGCCTCTCTCTATTCCAGGATACCCTCCTAATGGGAATAAGTTGAATCCTTTAATTGTCTCTACACCCTCGAATTCCCATTCATCCTTAGGAAATCTTAGGAATAATCCATGATTTCCGTGGCCTTTCCGAAGTGAACCATAAACACTTATTAATGAGCGTGTCACACTCTTGTTATTATTCTCCATCTCTATAGTAATATTCTTCTATTAAGTAATTAAAAAAATCATAAATCTTCACACCTATCCATTTAAATGGCTTTGCAGCATTTTTAATTATATGTATATATAAAACCACTGCAATAACGTATATTAAGAATATTAAAATAACTATTGGGGCAAACACTAATATTATAATAAGTAATAGCCCGTCCACATCATCATATTCAGATTCCCCATAATTATAGTAAATTGATGCTGTAGACCCCTTTATTAATGCTATGGATAACCCAGCCATTAAAAAATGGAAATAAGCATATATTAATATGTATAATACATGTATCATAATTTTTTATGTTTTAAGGTAGCCTCTCCAAACTTAGTTAATATTAAATTATACATATACTTATGAGGCCACCATATTAAGATTAGCAACCATATATAAGCATCTATTTTCGCTTCTTTCTGGAATTCGTATCCAGGGTCATCCTCTTTCTGTTCAAGAACAACGTAGTATGCAATGCCTATTACAGCATATACAATTATCGCTAATAGCGACCATAAAATTATTATTATCATTTGTTAATTAATTTAGTTAATACATCTTTTGTTACAAAATTGCCGTAAGACTTTACAAAGTCCGCCACATCCTTCTCTTCATATTCGTCTGGTATTGCTATATTTTCAATATCATACAATTCAGAGAACTTTGTGCTCATTTCCTTGCCAGCTTTATCATTATCAAAGAATAACAATATCCTTGGATAACGTGCTGTTAATTTCTCAAATAGACTATCGGGAATGAAACTCCCTTCATTATTTACGGCTATTGCCTGATACCCAAAGTTATTAAGGACTAATCTATCTTTACGTGATTTAGTTATAATCAGCAAATCTGATGGCTCTAATTCCTTAATTCCATCAACAACTGTTGAGTCTAAATTCGTAGTCCATTTCCATGTCTTATTATATGGTTGATAAATTTTAACTCTAAATATACCTTTATGCTCATAGAACATATAGACATAAGCCAGTTTATCAGCCATTATCGTAAATTGATTGTTTATCCAAAAATATTTAATTGGGAAAGTTTTTGATTCAATCAACTGCTTGGATGTTATCCCAAATGGTCGCCAATAATCAGCGTCGTCTTGATTCCAATCTCTGAAACTGTATGTAATTACCTTTGATGAATGTTCTTTAGGGTCATCTATAACAACCTCACTCTTGGTTAATTTATGACCGACTAACGCGCTAGCATTATCATCAATCATACCTAACCCAAGATCTCTATTTATTATAGATAACGCCATAAAGAAATTAACCGCCATAAGCTCCATAACGAATGTTATTCCATTATAAATCTTATTTGTAGAGAAGTCTCTAACTAATACACCATACCTACTATTAAACATAGAAAATGATGGATTACTATCGCTTCTCAACGGTGAACTAACAACTCCACCCACCTCTAATTGAGGCAGGTAGAACTTTAGTATTTGATAATTTGATACTTTGTTTAAAAGATTATCCTTATTAAGTATATTATTAAAGTCAATCATAATATTTTGAAAATACCGATATTATATTGTTTAACCAAAGAGAATTCAGTGTGTCTGACTATCCATTTTATTTTTCCGAGGTTATCTAATGTATATAATGACTGACCGCTACGATACTTAAGCGAATGAACTCCATTAAGCAAATAATCCATATATCCATAAGGGCTCCAATGCTCGCCTCTTTTAGATATGCACGCTTTAGCTTTAATAATATCTCCACTTTTTAACTTAGATACATTTATCATACTGATAACTAATTAGTCACTAGAACGGTAAATCATCAGCTTTTGATTGTGTATTAGGACTCTCTCCTAATGTCTGAATGTCTGCATCTGGTAATTGCTGAAAATCATACTTATCCCCCTTAGAGAACTTTAATTTAGTATCACTCTCTGCTAGAATTGCAGGTGCTTCTGAGAACGGATTCATAGACTCGATAAAATCTCCATAAGGAACAGATACTCTTATCTTCACAGCAGGATTGCCTTCTTTATCAGTGCCCACATACTCTTCTCCTTTGAGCTTAATTCTGAACTTCTTACCATCTCCAATCCATTGTGATGACAAGAATGCTACTAATGCAGCGTTGTCAGCAAATGAATTAGCTCGTAATGCTGCTTCTGAACTTAATCTCTTCTGAATCGAGAGAATATTCTTCATTGTATACGGAATCGCATTCTCCGATAAATACAGATATAGATTAGTTGACGAAGAGTCATCAGATCCATCGAACTTTATCTTCATCTCTATTCTGGGCTTACCATTAGACGATTCGCCTAAATTAATACTCGAGAATACTACATTCTCACTGATTCCATATCCTACCCACGATAATTTCTTACCTTCTTCCTTTACTCCACTAAAATCAATCATATTGTTTATTAAATTGTTTATTAAATTGTTTTAAGCCACTTTAGCGCGTGACTCAACGCTTACTACTACACTTCGCTAAACAAGCTTCATAATGCCTAATTTAGATCTTATTTGACGTCTCTTTATGTTAAACATAGATTCCTTAAATAAATAAGCAGCTTCAGCCTTAATCATCTCATTTAAAGACTTAATCCTTATAGAATCCCATGACGATAACATGTCAGCAGCTGATTGTATTCCAACACCTACATTGGCACGAATAGGCTCTTCAAAATCGATATTTAAAATTGTATCACTAGTATCATCAACTGGCTCTAATTGCTCAATTCTATCACAACCTCTAGTATTATATAAATCTCCATTAGTTGTATTTAAATCCATCCAGTTAGAAGAAGCTGTCAGAATTGGCTCTCTCTTTACATCGCGTCCCTTATCTGTAGTATTAAATACTCCATTAAAAACATCTCGCCGTCTATCCATCTCCTCTTTAGCATTAGGGAGTGATGATGAGCCACTAGCCCATCTTAATTCACTCATATTATTTCCCCAACTCATTATTCGTTTTCGTCTAAGATTTCTAATACAGACTGAAGGTCATTATCTATAAACTCTTCTTCAAATATACCAAAAGGAGTTTTTGCCATATCGGCTTCACTTCTCTTATTTGTTAAGAACTTATACTCTGACTTCCCTTGATTAAATAACACCTTAGCCTCTAAGACATAAGTGAAATAACTTGGTAAGTCAACCTTCTCTTCTACAAATTTACCAGTAAGTTTTAATTTAGTCTGAGGTAGCCCTGAAGCATCTCTTTCTTCTACAGAATGTGTTAGTATGATTAAATTAAGATCATCTCTTAAATCAGTCTCTAATCCAGCTGTAGCCTCAAAAACCTCCTTACCTAAATCTGCAAACTTTTGGAATCCTGGTTTACTAATATCAGCCATCGATTTAGCCATCATGAAATGAAAAAAATCATCTATGACTAAATTTTTAATATGTGTAGCTTTAGAATTAACATTTAATATCGTTTTCTTCAATTCTACCAAGCTTGTTGTTACGAATAGATTCTTATTCTCCTTAGAATAACTCTTTTTAGCACCTTTAAAAGGTAGTGGCTTAGCGTTTGGTTTAATAATAAATGTTTCTTCTGGCTTTAAATTTCTTAACGAGGTTGATTTCCCCGAGCCGCTCTGTGCGACTATCATTATAAGTCTCGCCATATTTATATAATTTAAATTGTTTTTAATTCAATTATATGTTATTGACAGTCGTTATTCTATTGTTAAATTATTTTTAAAATACCTAATTTGATATTTGTTACATTGGTTAACATTTCGTGAGTTAATTCATATCCGCTTTCTATTACCGAATACCCGTAGGCACTGTCGTATGTTATAGTGACCACTTTACCTGATAAATGAGACATTGAGCTAACAAATCCATTAAACGCTCCATTATAATGCATATATGGTTCGCCAATTACCAAATCATCACGAACCCTAACCTTTTGTCCTATTTTAAATGGTTTCATATTATAAAATCTTTAATACGCCTAAGTTGTCAAGTTTTGCTAATTCCAATACATCTTCGTCCCACGTATATTCTAATCCTTTCATTTCAATACTGTCATAATCAAGGTAATACGTATTAGGAGGTAAAAGTAGATCTATAGTATCTTTTGATATAACAAAAGTCTTATCAGATATTATAGAGTAGACTCGTTCGTTTATCTGCTGTCCATATTTTTCGTATATAACATCACCAGCTTTAACAGACTTCTTAACCCTTACTTTTTGTCCAACTCTGAATTTATTCATAATATTTCTTTATATTACTTATCTGATTGTAGTCAAATCCCTCAGGATCTCTAGGTAATGCACTATACAAGCCTATTTCCCCAAGGAATAACATTGGTAATACTCCAAAAGCGGAACCATGCCTGTTCTTAACTACATTTAATACAGTAAGTCTGTTTCCTAGTCCGGGTTGTAAGTCGCTATTAGCTACCCTAAACCCCATAAATGATGACTGCTGTTCTCTATTAGGGCTCATTAACCCTATCACCACATTGGCCGCATTAAATAATCCTGAGCCACCAGCAAAATCACTATCTTTAACAATTAAATCTTCAAGCTTGTGTCTTTCTACACTATTAGACCCTCTATTTAATTGCTGAGTGTTACAAAATGTAAATCTATACCTGTTTCTTGCTTTAATTTGATAATCAGCTATATCTTCAATCATTTTACGCTTATCCTGACCGCTTATTGTTTTAACTAAACCAATATGGTCCAATACAAATATATTATAAGTATCTTTATTTACAGGCGTATATGATTCAAACATATTTAATGTAACATTGTCTTTTGTAACAACTTGCTTAGTTAATATTTCCCCTTGCTCTTTAGCTATACCATCCACATATTGTGCAAACGATACTGTATTGAGGGAAAAGTCAAGTATTTTAACTGTCTCTTCAAACTTCTCTAAATATAATTTGAATTCGTCTGATTTGAGCAAATCCTTAACATACTCAGTCATTGGATATTTCTTCCAGTAATTAAGTATATATCCATAATCAACTAATATCTTGTGTTGTTTGTATAGCCATCTGGCCGCGAGTGACGCTATTACTTCTTCCTTGGGAACTTCTAATGAAAATACATGTATATTTATACTATCAGTTCTGTCTGAAAAATACCAATCGTCAAATGTATTAAATACAAAAAACTCTAATGTAAATTTAGTCTTTCCAACACCAGATCCTGCTCCAGCAACGTAAATACGCTGTTTTTGTATGCCTGGAATAATACTATTTAATCTGTCTACGGGAAAATCTATCCCGGCGTTATCTTCATTCATAACGTCTTGAAATGATTGGAAATAACTCATTAAATAGAACTATAATTACTACCCTCCTGAACTATCTCACTCTCTTGGTACATTTCCCATTGGCGAGCATTTAAATAGCGTTCTACGCCCTGCATATACTCTAGACTACCTCTACGTCCCTTGTCTTGCAATTCTGCATTCAATCCATGCATAACAGCCTCATGATCTGATTTACGTTTAATTATTCTTTTATATTTCTGCCACGCAACATCATATTGTTTAGTCCCCTTAGCGACAGACTTCAATACTCTACCGCTAGGTGTCTTGCTAGGATATCTATCCCAAAATAAATCAAACAATTCCTTGATGTTGTCATCAGAAAATAAGCTCAACCCTTCGCTACGAAGGGCTGGCTTTTCTGTATTAAATATTAAGTTCCTTTCATATAATTCTCTCTTTTCCTCTTTTGTAATGTTATTAATATACTTATCGTCATTGTTATATAAGGAAATTAGAAAGAATGCTTGATTTGGACTTAATCCATTTGAATGAATAAACACTCTCAAACTTTTTTCTACTTTCATATCTTATATAATTTAAATGATTTTTAATATTCCCATCTCAGGCAGAGTCCTTAAGTCAAAGAAATCCCATTCTCCAAGAACACGGTCATAGCTCTTATTTTTTATAATCAACCCAATATCATAGCCGCTAGAATAATACGTTTCGCCCGATAACTTTATAGATTTTGAATATATAAAGCCTATTCCCTTATGATCTCTTAGCGATTTTTCTCTTATATTAGAGATTCTTTCAATTACTTTTCTTGGCTCAATGCTATCTCCGGGATCATTGGTATGCCCATTTCTAATAAATGTAGCTAATATTTGTCCTGGCGTAGATCTACTATTAAATACTATTAAAGTATTCATAGCCCTACTTTCTGTCTATATCAGAAGACTTTATTAAGATGCCTAAATCTTCAATAGATATAGTCACATCTTCATCAATCTTAATGCCTAGTGACTCGTAATCCAGAAATTCACCATACTCTTCTTTCTGTTTTTGCATCAATTCATAAAATGGAATCAATGATCTAACAACAGCTAATGGAATAGTGTAATCTTCTGAATCAACCATACCTGCTTCCATATCAAAAGATTCTGGCAATGCTGCTATCCCTAATGGTCTTAAAAATGATAATCCTTCCTCTGATACAGGAAACCATTTGTCTTCGTCTTTAATAGATGCAATATCTACATTTTCAGGAAGAGCCATTGATACAAAATCGTTAAAGTTTTCAATATGAAACTCGTAACAATCGTGCTCTTCATTAAACACTATCTTCTTGATCTCTGTAATGGATATCTCTTCTAGCCCAAATTTGAATCTAGCTAAAGCGTGCTCTGCTAGACCTCTAATTTCAACACCTGGAGCCAATCCAAATTTCTCTGCTAAATCTTTTTCTGTATATTTCATTTACTTAATTTTAATTAACCTACTATGTTTTTAATTTCACTATCTTTTAGCTTCATTTGCTCAACAAAGCTAATCGCTAAATATTTATGATTAAATTGAATAACATTATTTGACACATCTTTTAGTGTTGTGTATTTTGTTTCGTATTGTTCAAAATATAATTTATTTCGCTCTATATGATATACAGCTCCAACGCCACGAATAGTTTGTATAACCCTATATTGTTTTATAATAGGTTTATTAAATATGTTCATTGATTCAGGCATCTTGCGTAAGTTATTGAGCAACATTACTATAAGACCCATATACATTATGGCTATTATTGGCAAATTGCTAAATGTAGCTATCATTGACAATATAGCATTTGATACAATCCATATATAATAGCTTATAGATTTTGTCTTTTCATTTCCGTTGAGATGAAATCCTATAAACACTAAAGCAAACGCTATCGCTTGTAATATATTCATAATTACCTTGTTTGGTGAGTGTGCCTTTTTATGTAATCTAGCACATTAAGATTATTATACCACGTGTTAAGAGACGACCCGTCAGTTAGTCGTGTATTATTCAGATACGACGCTAAATCATTTTGATCCCCTATCTCTTTCATTCCCTGAGTGCATAAATTAGCATAAGATAGCATCGGCTCAATCGATGGATTAATACTAAGTTTATCTCTAACAATAACCATTACGGCATTAATATTTGAAAACGTTCTATCCCCATCAGGATCTACATTAGGAACTCTTGCAGTAACTAAAACATTGTCGTATAATGCCTCTCTTTCATAGAATGCTAACATATCATCAGCATTGATAGTTATCAAGGCTACTGGCATGCCATGAGCCGCCGCATCATGTTCAACATTTAACCATGACCCTTTATAAGTCTTGCCAAAGTTAAATATACGTCTGTATTCGTCAATATAAGCTATCCTGTGATCAATCATTTTGTCGAAAGATCGCTCAGCATCACTTTTCTTTAATAAGCTACCATACCCTATTATTTTATTAATAGGCATAATTGTTCTTATGTTTGCAATTAACCTTTCTCCTACGGCTTCCGTGTAAGATTCTTTAATCAGTTTCAGATTAGCGTGATTAAGAACGCTATTCCTCCACTGCTCGATAGTCATTGCCTTTTTGTTATTTTTAGACATATTTATCTTCTTTCTAATTTATTCATGAATATTGTTAATTCTTCAAGGGAATTCTCTAGCTTGCTTTTAAACGAATTTAAATAATCCATTTCTGGCCCACCTACAGCGCCCTTGCTAATTTTTACCCTTAACTCGTTATTCTCCTCGATAAGATCTTTCTCATCATCTTTAAGATCGATAACTTCATCAATCTTTACATGAAATAATCTTTTATAATTATCTCTATCGGCAGAAGTTGATTCTATCATCTCTAATACATTTGCATTCTCTGTAACTAATAACGAATTCTCCTCTAACAGAGAGTCGTTTTCATTTTGTAATGCAATATTATTAGCATTCGCTAAATTAATCTTTTTAGCAATATCATTTAATTCGTCTGTAATATTCATTTCCGTTATATTTAATTGTTAAAAATTAATTTTAATACACCTATATTTGTTGGCGTGTGTATTTTTGTTATATTATCATCTAAGAATCCAAATTGGACTGTTTCGTTATACTTATTGATATATTTTATTATATTCCATTTATTATATGATCTAATAACCACTCCTATTCCTTGATTATATAATGACTCACTAGACGACCCATGAATAATTAGATTTATAGGTATTTTAGGATTAGCCGTATATATATGTGTTTTATGTATTTTGACTATATCAAGATTCCCGAATCTCTTAATAGTTTCTTTTATAGCGTCTCTCTCAGCTTTATATCTTCCCATTTAACTGTCTTATTAGTATAGCTTTCTGGATTTCTAAATCCTTAATAACGTCAGCCATTTTAAGAATAACATCAACTGACGCATTGTAAGTTTCTGCCAATTCCGTTATCGTTTCAACTATTTCTGATTCGGTTGAATCTCTACTGGTTTTGATTACATCACTAAGTAATGAATCGCTAATTGGCTTCACACTGTTTATTACTTTTTTTAAATCCATTTAAATTGTTTTAAGAGTTATTATTCTTTAAGTTCACTACCGTTATGTATTGTTACACTACAATCCTCGTTAGGAAAATTGTAGTTAGAATTTTTAGCTATCTCACTCCAGAAAAAGTATCCGTCTGAATCTGCTTTATTTAGGTTCCATGCAAATGACAATCTTACTGCCGTTTGAAAAGTTGCTGCATTGTTTATTAGATTCACCTTTTCGTCTATTTCGTCTTCATTTAGTTCGTGGTGTTTACAATCTGCAAAAAATGCTTTAATATAAGCTCTTTGACAACCTGCCATATCTAAGCTATTCATTAATTTATCACTAAATCTCTTCATATTTATCGTTAATTTAGCAACACGCGCCAGCATCGAACTGGCCTATAATAGAGGAAGACATGATTCCTCGTGACTTGACTTTTTTTCACCACGAATGATTACTTAAGTCAGTGGTCGGCCTATCCTTGTCTACATATTAATTCCCACATAGATACGTGTTAAATTAACAAGGCTTGTTAAAGTAAAGCCTTGTTAGTAAACCTATATTATTCTATTTTAATTCATCAAAAGCTTGATTGATGTCTGCAGAGTAATCCTCTTCTTCAGACATAGACTCTTCTGTAAGATAATCCATCTTAAGTTCATCTCTCTTAATCTCTTTCTCGGCAGAATCGATAGTCTCATCTAAATTCTCTCCATCGAAACCGGCAAGCTTAGTCTTCTTTAAGACATCATTAACACTCTTTCTAGAGCTTAATGACTTGGTTCTGATGTCGTAAGAAGCTATTTGTCCCTTAGTCTTTGCGATAACAGTTTCTAGCACAGCCTTACGCTTCTCTAAGCCATCTACATTTTCATTAAGTAACTCTAACTGCTTCTTTAATTCAATATGAAGACCTAATTTAGTTTTAGCTAAACTTTCATTGTCTTCATATTTGGCTTTCTTAGCATCAGATAAAGCTTTTTCAATATCTTTTTCTAATTCAGATACACTTGCCTTTTGTTCTCCTAATGCAGCAAATACCTCTCCGGCCTGGTCGATAAGTTTGTTCTTGGCCTCCTTAAGCTGTTTTAGCTTGTATTTAGCTGTTGCTACATTGTCCTGAGCACTGTCTAACGCTTCATTAACTTTAACGTTTAAAAGCAACACTATTCTTTTTCTTTGTGATACTCCGATCACTAATAATAAAATTCCTACTACTACTAAAATAATTGTTAACATAAATTTAATTTTTAATTGTTTATAATAAAGATTGTTTGTAATTTGATACTTGTTTAATTGATTGCTTGTAACTTTCTGAAGGATCATATTCCAGCACATTTTTCTTAACTTTCTTTGGATAAGACTCCTTGTAAGATTTTATTATTGGATAAATTACACCAAAATAGATAATTCCGGCAACAATTGATATAGCGACAATACACATAAATGTAATTCCTCCACCGATAATATAGTTTATTACCCATGAATAATCTCTATAATTAAGGCCGAGAATATCATAATTATTATAAATTGCTCCATTTATAATAAACGTAGATATTACACCAACCACCCATAAGATTTTAATCTCAAATTCATTTAGCTTTCTCATTCTTTCCTTAATTGACGTTTATGTTCTTCAGTTTTAGAGAGTTTAATAATCTCTTCTGAATTCTCTGGAGTTTCGTGCTTGACTATATATTTTTTCACAACAATATCGCTCCAATCCATTACATATTCAACTGATTTAACTTCTCCATTAATTTCCTTTGCTACAAAAAATGATACTTTGCATACCCTTTGTAATTATGATGTCTATTATATTTATTGACTAAGCTAACTTCGTAACTCAATACCCCGCATAGATTATTATCAGTTGTTGCAAATTGATGAGTATAAGGAAATGATAATGTAGGTAAATACATTTCAAACATTGACTTCCAATAATCATAATCCTTTTTATTTGCTATCAATATCTCCCTAGTGAAGAATTCGTAAGATGATAAATACTGTTCATCTAATAGCATCTTTAAGAATTTATCATAACTAATACCTCCGAAATATTCCTCTTCAACTTCTTTTTTCATGATATCTCCTTTATATATTTCTCTAACAGAGACAATGGTCTACGAATCTGAACTATACTATAATAAAAGATTTTACGCCCAGAATTACCATTACCATCTAATATATCAATGTATATTCCATAACCATCTTCTGGTTTTACGTTTACGTTTTCGTAGATTCTACCTTCATACTTAACATCATAGAACCCAGGCTCATTCCACTCTTTTTTAATAGTTTTCCATTCCCTGGATCTGTCTTTCTTCTTAAACCAGCTCATTTTAAACCTCCTTTATATAATTGTAAAGGTGATCTGTAGCTTCTCCACTTTCTAAATTTGTAAATTAGGTTGAGTTTTTTTATCAGAATATATCTTAATGTGACAATAATGGTAAACCAACCGATTATTCCAATTGTGAGAAATGGTAAAATTCCACCTACTACTATATTTATTATAGACCACATGTCATGCTCTCCTCTCAGTCCTTCTTGCGTAAATCCATATGCTATATATATTATAGACGATATAATCCAAAAGACATTTCCTAAGAATATCCATATTAAGTTAAGATCCCAATATCCTCCCGCAAGAAAGTTATATACATTATTTAGAACTTCCATCCTTACCTCCTCTTGTCTTAGAATACAGTTTAAAGCCAATTATGGCCACTGTAATCAATCCAATTAATAGTAGTGATATAATCACATACTTTATAACTAGAAGCATTAATAATGCACCTAGAATCATTCCGTAAATAAATGTTTTCATTTTGTTTATGATTTATAGTTAATATTAATAATTAATTTTTAAAAATTAGTTTTAGTATCCCAATGTTTCCAAGATTGATTAATTTGTGAAATTCTTTAAATTCAAAAGCTTTCATATAGTAAGCCCCTCCGGGAAACTGTATTGCAAGCAAGCCTCCTTTACTCTTTTTTATCCCGTAACCAGGAGAAACTTTTATGACTTCTCCTATAACTCCGCCACGACAGTCGCCGCCATAATAATATCCGTCGCCATTGCTATGAATCAGACCGGATTCTTTACTTGATAAGAATGTTACTTTATCACCCATTTTAAAGGGATTTAACCAAAAAATCTTATCATATTCATCTATTTTCTTCATATTTATTTACTTTTAAATGCTAAAGACTCCCAGAATTTATAGCCTTTCATAGTCTTTTTCCAATTAAACGCTTCTGTTATCGCTTTGAATATAGAGTCAAATTCAGCCACTCTCTCCCAGTGCCTCTTTTTGTTTAAATTCTCTCTAATAGCATGCAGTCTAATTTCTATAAAGAATGATTCTGTCGCATTATTTTCTGATAGAAAGAATATTAATTTAGTCATGTTGTCCATAATCTATCTTCTTAGCGTAGTTAATCGTCTTAATCTCCACTTTAAGACATTATTAGCCTTATTGAATGCTATTGTGTCAGCTTCATGTCTATCCCACTTAAAATCGGTGTTTAAGACAGGGCCAACTTCTTCATATCTATACATTCTTTCGGATGTTATTGATTCAAGGGAATCTATTACTTGTTGATTAATCAATTCTGTATCAGTTAATATCTTATTATTATCTTTAGATGTGTTGAGTTCAATCAATGCCGCAACAACAAATATAAATAGTAATATTATTATTATATTCTTCATATTTCTTTGATTTAGTGATTAATTATCTAATTTTATGGCCATTACCTGCTTTCCTAACTTTATCTTCTTGTAACGATTAGACTTTCTGATTCCATTTGGAGACTTACCCTCTATTCTCACCACCTCTGATATAGTGTTAATATTCAGATTAATATTGATTAGTTCTAAAATTGTAACCAAATTATCCGAATCTATCTCTTTCTTGATTATTGCATGAAATACATCTACGCTTGTCATATCAATGGTTTTAGTGATTTTAATAGGTTACAAATTTGCAATGGCGTATAGTAACTTGTTACCAATAATACTACGGATAATACATAATCAACATTATCTTGAAATAGCATACAGGTAACATTGCCTTATAATCAAAGCATCAAATAAAGCATTATGCTTTTCAATATCTTTTTCCGTTTCGGCATATTTG